TGTCTCTGGAAGAGCGTGAGAAGATCATCATGGAGCTGGTACCTAACGCAACCATCACTGGTTACGCTAACCGTATCACTTTCAACGCACACTTCCTGTACGCGCTGGCTAACGCAATCGCTGAATGTGGCACTACTATCAACGTGGTTGAAGCTGACCGTGTTGCGCGTGGTGACGATCGTATGGCGTTCTCTTACGCTAACGAATTCGGCCAGGGCGCTAAGCCTCAGAACAACCTGACCACCTACGGTTACAGCTCTCCGGCTCGTAGCAACCGTGGTCCGGCTGCACCACAGTCTGGCAACATCTGGTACGGTCAGTAATAGTACCGTCTTGATGTAAAAACTAAGGGGAGCTTCGGCTCCCCTTATGTCCGCCTTTCTATTTTTGTATGTGAGGTCTAAATGCGCGTAAGAGACTTTATGTTAACAATCAATGCGGATTCACTTCCCATTGAGTACGGCATCAGTCAAGAAGTAACGGACTTCGATAAAGAAATCACGTTGCTGTCTTGTCGTCCGACTATTGTTAACGACATTGATTCCTCTACCGTTGAAGGGAAAGAGAAGCTCAACGCACTACTGATTACCAACTACAAAGGCGATACGCTGCCAATACTGCCGTCCTGTGACTGTGGTAAATGGAAAGGCGAACGCTTCGTTGGTAAGATCTGCGAAGACTGCTCCTATATGGTACTCCCTGCCACAGAGAGACCGATAGAATCGAATGTCTGGATTGCAGCACCTGAGGGGGTGCATGGTTTAATCAATCCGGTCTTCTGGGCGATATTCTCAAAGCTGTTAACCTTCAGCGGCAACAACGTTTTAGAGTGGCTGGTTAGTTCTAGCTACAGACCGCAAAGCGATAACCTGCAAGTGTTCGACATCATGCAGGGATACACTATGCGTAACGGCGAACCCTTCCGTCGCGGATTGAATAATTTCATTGAGAACTTCGATGGGATTATGGAGCTGCTGACAGACGGTAAAACCATTCGTTCTATCGCGCCAGGTATGCGTGTCAAGATGCGTGAGTTCATTCAGATGAACCGGTCGCGGTTATTCTGTAAGTTCTTACCGATACCCAATAAACTGGCTATTGTCATGGAGCATACCCCAACCGGTACGTATTCCAATGAGACGCCAGCGGGCACAGCGCTGGATGCAGTTCGATCTATCGCCAGTATCCGTGCTACACCAATGCCACTCTCACAGACAAAGTGTGAGAACCGTTGTGTGTTAGCGGTTAAACAACTGTCTAGCTATTATGCTATTCAGTTCCGTGACTCCCTGGGTACCAAACGCGGGTGGAACCGTAAACATGGTGTTGGTTCACGCCAAGACTTCTCGTTCCGTGCTGTAATCAGTTCAATCACTGAACCGCACCATTACGAAGAAGTACATTTACCATGGGGTCTGGCTGTGAGTATCTTTACGGTACACATTGCTAACTACCTCACTGCACAGGGCCTGAACCCTAATGAGATCGAACGGCGTCTGCACTGGGCAACCATGCACTACGACCAGGAGATTGATGACCTCTTTAAGAAGATCATCGCGGATTCAGATGACAAAGGTCCAGCCATGTTGCTGAACCGTAACCCAACCCTGTCGTCTAAGTCCATTCAGTTACTGCAAATCACGAAAGTGAAGACAGACCTGAAAGATGTAACGATCGGCATCTCCGTGCTTATCCTGGTCAGCTTCAACGCAGACTTCGATGGTGATGCACTCAACGGTAAGCTGATTACTGACCGTTACATGCGTCGTATGTTGGAACCACTGCGCCCACACGTAGGTGTGTTGGATGTAGGTCAACCACGTAAGATATCCGGTAACATCACGATACCGGCACCTATCCTGGCCACAGCTGCTAACTGGCTGTACGGGGAAGATTAATATCGGGCAGGGGTAAAACCCTGCCACTTATTTTGTCACTAAGGAAATGAAATGGGATTAGATATTACAATTGTTAAAGGTCGAGTGCACCCGTCGCATCTGCCTGACATGCAAATGGGTAAAACCGTCGGCCCTGGTTTACTGTTCGACGGACAGGAGATCGTGCAGGTCACCACCGATGTGTACTATCAGCGTCGTATGTTCAAAGTGCGTGACGTACTGGTTAAGGTACTGAACAACGGTAGTGAATCCGAGTATCATCTACTCACGCCTAGTCGCGTGTCCGGCATTATCGATGAGGCAACAAACGAAGCTAAGCGTTTGTCAGGTCTGCCAGACGATACTTATTTCGATGAGGTACAACCTCTGTTAGACTTGGCTTCTTGTATGCGTGAAATCCAGCGCGACGAAGAAGATGAACTTTACTTTGCAATCTGGGGGTAGTGGATGGGCGTCATTAACGCGATTGAAATAGCTGACGTGCTGAAACGAATGGAAACCACCGACGTAACCGAACAGGAAAATGTTGTTTATGCGCAACAGCTGGGTGAGAACATTCGTCTGGGTGGGGTCTTTAGCGCAATTGTTCCGGAAATGAACACTGCGTTCCTGACCGAGTATCTGTGCAAACTCTGTGGGCAGTTTAGAAATACACCGGTGCCTCTTTTCGTTGGGGAGATGCGCTTCTCTCGCGTCCGTGGGTTAGTTGTTGTAACCAGTTACCTCTTTCATTAATAAAGGATTCAAATGAAACGTCTCAGTAAAGCATTCTTCAACGCAGCTGTAGTTCTGCTGTCCGATGCACAGCGCGCGGGTATGAACGTCTATGGTACGATCAGCGACAAAGACCTCCCGGCTGGCTGCACTCACTGGTTTAATAGCAGCATCACTGCCCCAGATGTGACGGTACAATCTTTGGGTAAACTACTGGAAACGGTAGAAGCTATGGAATACGACGATGGTACCATTGGCGCTATTGCCAGTATTTGCATTAGTAAAGAGCGTGACCAGGTGCGACTGAAAGCGAGTGTTGTTCGTTATGCGCCTATGACCGAACAACAAATGCGTGACCTGTTAACTACAGGACACCGCGATTATTTCAATGACTGGACGGGTAAATAAATGAGCAAGTTTGAAACCGACGTATCGCTGGTAAACAGCTCAGCAGATTCTTATCTGGAACAGTGGGAAGCCGGCCACGATGTCGCCGTAGGTATCGGGTTGGGTACGACCATCCCGCATAGCGAACTACTGCGCCACGTTAGTAAGGTCTATTCCGACTTTACTCGCGAAAGCTTTGATGACTTTGCAAAGGAGGTCATTAAACAAACTACTGGCGGTACCACTGAGCAATATGTGAAGTATATGCAAGTGGGGTATACCAAAGAAGGCTTCCTTCTGGTGGCCACCGTTTACGCATTAAAGCCTTAAGTTAAAAACTACAGGCTACCTCAATAGTGTGTCAATACGAAAGACTATTGAAATATATATTATCACCTGACAAGTAAAACTGTCAGGTTTAAGGAGTCCAAAATGGTAGCTGTTGTTAACATGGATCTTATCGCTGAACGCTTTGGCGATATTGATTCTGCTAAGTTAGTGTTCAATGGTTCGAGTGAACCATTGGAGTACTACATCAAACAGCCGGGTGAGAATAACTCGGCTACGTCGATAGAGCCTACCGAAGCTGAAATAGGCGCGGGTATTGCCATCGAATCTGTTAGCGGACGTCAGATCCTAAAGGACACCTCGTTTGAGCAGTTATGCTCAGGTTTACTGGCATCGATAGCTTGCCTTAAAGGGCTTTATCGTTCAGTAGATCTTGAGTCGGTCTCACTGCGGGGTCAACCTGGGGGCGTGTACGTAGTCTACAAGTTTAAGGCGGTATAAAATGGCAAACGTAATCGAAGGCGGCAGTGCCGCATTTGACTACTTACTGTATGGTGAACGCGATCGTGGGTTTGCTAACTATCTGGACCAAATGCGAGATGAGGCGGTTAAGCACTTAGGCTCTACAGCACAGCAGTTTGTGATGAAGACCAAAGAAAGCGTAGAGCGTTTCTATGGTTCGGATGCAATGCGCTTGGCTCGTGCCGCAGTGCGTAAGGTGGCCAGTCTGTATGCGATCGATGAGATCTATGAATTGGCTAACATTGGTCAGCTACAGCATGCACCACCTAAGATGCTGCCGTACGTTATGGCTGAACCCGAACTGCGTGAGCTTTATCACAAACAGCGGGTTGAAGGCTACGGTAAAGATTATATCGATTACCAGCCTGGCGTTGTGGGTGAGGGTCATAACGAGTACGAGCAAGTTGTTGATGGTATCTTCATGCAGTCGGAAGACGATGAAGAAGCGTGCATCGCAACGTCCTATCTGCACCATGACGAGGATACTCTCCTTGACCATGACCAGCAAATGGGTATCATGCTTGTTACCTGGGAGCAGGTTCGTATCGCACTTGCGAAAGGTAAAGAAGATCCGACTTCACGGTTTAACGCGACACTGGGTTAATACTACGCCTCTCCTTCGGGAGAGGCTATTATGCTCCTTTTCTTTTTTACACAGACGGCCAATCTATCGAAGGCAATTGTATGTTAATTGTTAAGGAGATTGTCCATGAAAAGACCATACCCAAGTTTGTCAACAAAGGGTTGGATTGAAGACGTCCCTGGTGTGATTGATTCAGTTGTCGCAAATTTCTTTTTGACACATCCATCACTCAGTGTTGAATTCAAAAACAGCATCAAATCACTGCCGGCTATCATCCAACAGTCTGGTAATGATGAAGGCGCAATACAAACAGATATCGGCAACTCCCTGACTGAATTATTGGGGCGATACTTTGATAAACCTGTTGTAGAAGCACGCGTTACGTATCCAGATACCGATGACCTCACTCGCATGAATGTCAGTGTGTATATGGCAGTAGAACGCGATGGCACATCTTACAACGTGGCTCGTGAGCTTTCGACCACGAACGGTAAGGTTGTTGGGATTATGGAGATAAACAATGGCTGAGCCAAAGAAACCCGTGGTCGACAAACAGACCATGAACGCGGTGAAGTTCATCGTGGAGCAAACGAAACTGGATGTTCCACAAATAGGTTACGATCTGTTTGTTCGGGATTTCCTTCCTTTATTAGCATCGCCCCCTGAGCGTGACAAAGATGGAGAAATCGTTCCCCGCGACTTAACAGCGTGGATGAGCATCTGTATGCATCCATCTAATCCGGTTCAAGTGCTTAATCGAGATGGTTCGGTTAAATTCACTGTTCCTCCTCTCGTCGGCACGATACCTACTTACTACGCTGCACCACGCGGTGGGATAATGGGCATTGCTGCTGAGGCGATGGAAAAGCGCAACCAACATCCGGTATACGGTGAACGTTATCTGGCTAACGCTTTGGCTGTTTCTTTAAAAGACCAAAAGCAGTTAGACGACGACCGTACCAAAGAGTGGAACAACGTGCTGGTAGAGCATGGTTACCCGCCGCTGCCTGGATTCCCGGACCATCGTGTTGATGATCCCAAATCTGATACAACCGCTGCCGCAGCACCTGCTCAACCGTCTCGTGTAATAACGGACAACGACTACGATGACCTGTAGATTCACAAACACAAAGAACCCAAATTACCTGTACATCGCAGAGCTTTCCGATATTCACCTGGGGCATGCACGTACACCAACTGAGCACATCACAACCAACCTGTTAAAAGCGTTCCCTGATAACCCAGAGACCGCCGAGTTAGACATTATCATCTATGCGGGTGACGTGTTGGACCAGTTGATAAATCTGCCTAAGTCGTCAGTGGTGACAGAGGTGGAGCTTTGGATATTGAATCACCTGGTCCTCTGTGCCAAACACGATATTGAAGTATATATCGTAGAAGGTACGCCTCGCCATGATCGCAAACAAAGTTATCTGTTTGAGCACATCAACACGATGTACAACATCGGTGCTAAGATCACGTACGTCCAGAAACTGTCTGTGGTGCGTTCTGCCAAATGGAACGCCACCTTCCTATTCGTACCCGATGAACATGCGGCTGATCAACACCAGGTCTATCTTGATGCTGCTAAAGCTGTTCGTGATGCCGGGTTAGAAAAGGTAGACTTTGGTATCATGCACAGTGCATTCGAATACCACTATCCGCCTGGATTGAACTTGCCTGCGTTGGACTCTGACTTATTCTTAACACTGGTACGTGAGTGGATCTTCATTGGTCACATTCATGTTAAGCAGGTTAATCGTCGGATTATCAATGCCGGTAGTTTTGACAGACTGACGTTTGGTGAGGAAGAACCCAAAGGGCACTTCCGTGTTAAAGCTTACGGTAATGACACCGTAGGCGATGAAGTCACTTTCGTAGAGAATGTCGGCGCTAAGCGTTACGATACAATCGATGTGTCGGGTTTAACATTGCCTGATGTGGAGATTGCGGTCAAGGCTAAGAACATGCCGATGGGTTCTAACCTGCGTCTTCTCTGTAACAAGGATGACCAGGCTTTCTTCGCAGAACGTGAGCTACAAGCCACGTTTGACACATTCCGCTTAGTGGTCAATGGGAAGAAAGTAAAAGAGTCCAGTGTTGCGAAAGTCGATCCCCTGAAACCAACCCGCGCAGTCATAAGCGTAGACATTACGCCGATAAACGTGAAACGGATGCTATTGAACAGGATGGAACTCATGGAGTCTCCCCCCGACGATGCAACCGTTCAAAGACTGTCGCTCCTGTTAGATGGGATGATAGATGGATAGCATGCAGTTTGCGCTGGGACGGGAGGTAGGTGACCTCCCGGTCTCTATTGGGACTTCGTTGGCTTTTGAAAGCGTGTTCGCTACGAATGCGTTGGATAATTACGACGTAGTTCTGATCAATCTTAGGACAATGGTGCGGAATTTCTACTCCGCATTTAAGTCCGGTGTTGGTGAACAAGTAGACCCGGCAGATGCTGCACTTATTGTGGTAGACGAGCTTCAAACCCTCGTCTCTCAATTTAAGAAGGCTATCCCAGTGGTTTACGTGTCCAACTATGCAGACATTGAGCGTTTTTTACCTGGGTGTGTTCCTATGGTACACCGGGGTGAGAAGCGTATTCTTTTGAACGCACTAGAGGAGGATGCTGTAGCAGCAATACTCAGGCAAGGTACCATTAAGGTGGAATGCTTTGAGACCTGTAAGCTACAGTTTAAAATCAAGGGCCGTGCCCTACTATTCTCGCATGTCGTCACAGACCTTTTTATCCGCTATGACTTCACTACTCTCGATCTATTAGAATCGTATACTGCCGCTATTAAAGAACGCCATCAATGGTACACGAAACTTACCAATGGTAAGGAACTGACCTGTATGCCGTTTAATAAGTTCACATTGGCGGTCTTCGGTGACAAATCGGTCTACTTGTCCCCACAAGGCTTAAGCGTTCGCAGGCGGTTACTGGCACTCGCCGAGGCTGAGCATTGGACGACAATCACGTCGATGGAGAAAATCCATAGCGACCTGAAAAAGTTAGAGGCTGGTGAAATAAAGGACCAACTGATATCGCTGTCCAGTCGATATTTGTAACTTTCTACATTCCTGTAGGATGCTATAGGAACTAACAATGACTTGGAGTATTCAATGTCTGACAATGAACAGAAACCCGCACAGCGTAATATCCTCAGCGAGTTTAAGACTCGCTTGATTGGACGCCCTGTGGATGGGGCTAAGAAAGCACCAACGTTTGCTTTCACCATTAACGACAAAAATGATGTGTCTATCAAAGCGTATAGCAACATCGAAGGGGATCGTGGTAACGGTATGATCTCTGGACGTGGCGACATCAGTGTGCTGTTTATGATCACTGCGCTGGTGCGTGCTGCCGTGTCCTGTAAAGGTCCATTTAAACGCACTGTAAAGCACGAAGACCATTCATTTATTCGTGGTCAACGTTCTGAACGTCCGATGTGGCAGTTCGATCTGGATATCGTACGTGACGCAGGTGACGCCGATGTTCGTCTGGTTCTGCGCTCCTACAACCGTGCCGATCTGGAGTTCTACTTCCGTCCAAGCGATTACCATCGTATCGTGGATGGAGAGGGTCGCGAGCTGAGCACAGCCGAGCTAGCAGATGGTTACGCGCTGGGGTGGTGTGAGATGGTCGAAGACCTTGCCTCTGACCTGCTTAAAGACTATCAGGTTCGTTTCTATACTGAAACTGACCAGCGTACCGTTGAAGGTCGTCCGCCGTCACTGGTATTCGGTAGTATCGCAAACAACCCTCGTGCCACGGTGTTTACCAACATCGAAGCAGATCAGCATAATAACAAAGGCATGATTGCTGGTAAGATCGACGCGCCAGTATTCTACGCCTATTGTCAGTTGCTGGGTCAGGCAGTCAGTGCTCCTGCTGGCTGGCGTCGTGGTATTAAGAACTACGGTAACGGACCTAAGCAGCAGAATGGTCGTTGGGGTGAGAAGGTTCACGAAACGACTATGGTTGTTGGTAAGAACGAACAGGGTGTTATCTACATCGCCGTTCTCGACCAGGACCGCTCACGTCCTAACCTTCAGTTCCCTCTTCAGTCTCATCGTCGCTACGCACTGCTGGATGAGAACAGTAATCCAATGTCACCTGACCGCGTTTCTGCACTGATGGCTATCAGCTATAAGTCAGTGTTGGAACGTTCTGTGGCTAAGCACCTGAATAGCAACTACGTTCAGCCTGATACGTCTCAGTGGACTAACAACCGTCAGGGTGGTAACGGCAACAACAACTGGGGTAATCGTCAGCAGGGTGGCCAACAGGGCGGACAGCGCAACTGGAACAATAATAACCAGGGTGGTGGCCAGCAACGTAACTGGAACAACAACGGAAACGGTAATGGCAACAACAATAACCGTGGCCAGGGAAACAACCAGTACGGCGGCGGAAACAATCAGTCCCAGAGTGGTGGACAGCAGCATTCAGGCGGTAACCCGAATGGCGAAGTCCAGCAGCCTCAGGTTCTGAGTCGCGATAGCGCACCTGTGTCATTTGATGAAAGTATTCCTTTCTAGGATAAACAGTGACATAAATCAGACAGGTCCAAAAGGACCTGTCTTTATGCCGTCTAGTATTTATTAACAAGCCCATGCATTGTTATGCAGTACAAACAATCCAATCGATCAACATGCGCAAGCGCCACTCATGGTGAGTGAGGACAAGCACGCAGGAGAATACAAATGGAAACAGTTAAATTAGAAACTCCACTTTATCTCGAAGTAGTCAAAGTTGGTAGTGGTATTTTAGTTTGCCGGCTGAGTAATGGTTGCGATAACGTACCTTTACATGTCCGTAGGGCATTCGCTGCCCTGATGTTAGATACACACACCTGTCAGTCTCGCGGTACACTTGGTGGTGCTGGTAAGATGTATGGTATCAGTCATTTCCCAGGCACACATCGTTACGACTTCATCACACCGGGTGGCTTGATGTCAGATACTGACTACTGGTTCTACGAGCTTCACGGGTCATTGAAGCACGACATGACCGAAGGTAGCACCATCAATTTCACAATGCGCGATGGTGACATGGAACTTCCGCTGAACTCTGACAACGCACTGAAGGCTGTTGCAACCAGCCAGAACACTAACCCGATTCGTGTGGTGTCGTTCAGGTACTTTGATAGTACGCTTGAGCCGATTAACATGAACTAAACCTACCAACAAGAAGATCCTTTGGGGTCTTCTTTTTATTCCATCGGAGGAATAAAATGTCCACTCTTTTCGAACAACTCAAAGGTGTAGAGTTTCCAGAGGATGCGTCATTTGGTACACCGGCTATCCGACAGCTTGGTACCCCATTTATTGGGCGCGGTATGACGGTGCCACAGTTATGGTACCCATATAGCCAGTCGTATGCCTACACATTCCATGGTGCTCTGACCGTGTGCGATCCACCGCACTACCCACAAATGAGCCGCACCCTTTTGGCCGGTGCAATTGGTAAACTGCTGGGTGTTTACGAAATCGATGACCACCTGCCTACTCACTTGGTTCCGTACGGAAGATACGAGCACACATACCGTGATCAACGCCACGGGTCAGATTTCTACGAAGGTCAATCTACCATCTACTTCGAGCCGAGTAGTGCGATGTCAGATGTGATGACTAAGTTACTGGTAGCTAACCTAATGCCAAAGAAATCGAAGGTTAAGTATCCACCTTTTACTGAGCGTACAAAGGACGCCTTCGAGGCTAACTTAGCTAAACGTATCAATCGGAATAAGCCATGACGACAATTGCGTGGGATGGTAACATACTTGCTGCTGATAGCCGTGAGACCTCAACGGGCATGGGTATCACCACAGACAAAGCAATGAAGCTTCTGATGGTCGATCCAGCTAAGCACAGTTATGATGGTGTAGGTGCCGTAGCTTTTGCATGTGCTGGAACGGCAGGTGGGTGCCGGATTTTAAAGGCGCTACTGGAAGAAGGTTTAACCGCACTGACGCCAGTGCCTGATAAAGTGGATTTCACTGCCATTCTCGTAACTGAGGATGGAAAGGGACATTGGTTATATACCGACGAAGACTATGCCTTCGTACTCGGTGAGCCTATTCTAACCGATTCTGTGGGATCTGGGTCTGCCTACGCTCGCGCTGCCATGAAAATGGGGAAAGATGCTAAGGCGGCAGTAGAGTTTGCCATGCAGTTCGATCCCAATACCGGCGGTGAAGTTCAGCTGTTTGATTACACCGCGTGGACTAACGGGAAGTAAAAAATTACAACCCTTTCTATTAGTATGAGATGAACTCCATGTCAGCTCGAAGGGTAGTGCACGGCGACAGACGTGCATCACAAAACACCACGCCATTCTCGAAAGGGAATGGCGTGGGACTTATTTTGCTAAGGGAAGAAAATGGTACAGATTAAACAGGCAGTGGCGGTACTTAAAGTTAATCAAGTAGAATGGTTAGCGGACGGAAAGATTGAAGGCTCGCCCCTCACTATCGTCTCTGGCGCAACGAATGACCTGGATGGCCTGCACTCCATTCTAAAAAAGAACGATATCGAAATCGACACAGCGAGTGCGTGCAATGATTGGGTAGATGTTACGCGCACTGTAGATAATCGCACCAGTGTACTTACACCCGGTAGTTTTGTTGTTCTTTGGGACGACAGCACTGTCAGCACTCTCGATGGCGTGAAGGATGTTAACATTGAGAACGGGCAACCGGTCGTAGTGTTCTAAGAACATTTGAGATATATATTATCTTAGTGTAAAGGTTAGCGTAAGTAATGGAGGTTTGATGTGGAGATCTATCCGCTAGACAATAGCGATAAATTGACCGGCATTGTCATTGAGCATAAAGGGAAAAGAATTGTCTCTGAGGGGAGCATCTTTGACCGCACACCTTTCCCGTCGACGGGTGAGTTGTTTATGGACATCAATGCATTCTGGGGTACGTTACCTGATGACGTACAAGATCGTATCATGCGTATCTATTCGGATATCGAAGAAGCGTTCTTAACGACGTTTAACGATGTTCGTTTGCACGAGCGCGTAGTGGCTCTGGTTGCTGAATTGTACAGTTGCTGGTCATATGCTGACCTTGCGCGCTTTGTCCGTTTGCACTGTAATATCATCGTGCCAAACGAGATACAAACGGCGATGGGTGAGTACAGTAGTTCTGACCGCACGTATCTGCGTGACGACTACATGGGGCTAATCTGTCTCGTTACAGCACTGCGTCCGATGATTCCAATCTGGAACTTATTCGTACGCGAATCTAAGAAAACGTCAGGAACTCACTTCAAAGAGTTCATGGCAATGGGTCTGATGAATCACACGGAGCTGATTCATACCGCAGACTATGACAAGCTCCAACGCTATGTTCGCATGAACGTAGATACAGCCAAGATTACCATGTCTGCAATCGTCGCAGGTATCGGTAGTGCTGAGCTGGAAGATTGGGTATTTGGTGTAGTACTCATTCGAAAGGTGTGTGTCGGTGTTGTAATGCACAGAAGGCCAGATGGTCAACTGTTCTCTCAGTACAACTCAAGCACTAACATCGTTTCAAACATTTTCCGTCAGATCGAAACCACCCTGACTAGCCTTGACCGTAAGTTTGATGGTCAGGTGCGTAAGAAGCCGGACGGGATGGAATATCGTGATGACGATAAGGAATCACAAGCTGAGAAAATAATCGTTAAGCAGCAGATCAACGACTATAAGTTTCTGCTGGCATGGAAGTACGCAAAGGGTGTTGCAAACGCACGGCGTCTTATTGATCCGTCACTACCGATGGATATGGTCGATGCGTGTGTTGGCCACTTGCGCCGCAATAACGGATATCTGCCAACCGATGGTCAGATTGCGCTGACGCAGTGGGCAGTTGACGCTGCGTTGAAAGCGCGTTTCATTCCAGCCCTGGAACAACCAGAGCGTGTGAACATGATAGGATTAGCACAGGCGCTTTATTGGCACTGGGGCTTCTACGACTTGGCGTCTTTATTAACAGCTGAGCCTTCTATTATGGACGACGATATGGTTTTCGGAACGGATACCCGTAGTCGTGTAACAAACGAGCAATTCCGGATCTTGAAAGAACAGTATCCCTTCTACCACAGAAGGAGTAGTGGAAAGAAAGATACCGGTGAACAGCAGCGTTCTGAGAATGCTGCGATGATAGCGATAGAAAAACTCTTTTCGCTATTTGACGGTCGTCCTTATCTGCTCAATGCACCACAGGAACTTTTGGCACAAGTCACCATGCGTCCGTATCGCTCCGGTGGTCATCTGATTCCCTCGGACTTCAAAGTGCAGGTAGCGGCGTTCATCATCAAACTTAATAATCATAAAGCAGGAGTACAGGAATAATGTTTATTCGTCGCGTATTGTTTACAGAGACCGGTACCTACAACGACATGTGGTCAGCAAGCTACGGTACTCGTGTTAGCGCAGACAGCCTGGCTAAACTTCAGCACGCCACTGAGCTTGGCGAAAACCTTTCAGTACCAGCTCTATCTGTTGTGGGTTCAGAGATTATGCGACCGTCTGCCAAAGTTGAGGCAAGCGTTAACATCGTCAATGGTTGGAACGAACCGAAGTTTCGCTTTATGATGGAGATTGAGCAGGTATCTTCCAACGGCAATGTGCTGGTTGATATCCTGAGTGGGTATACCGATTACATGGGTATCACTCGCAGCGAAACAATGGACCCGAACATGATGTTGTTCATCAACAGCATCACATCGGTAACGGTGATGGATCGCATTGGTCCAAATGGCCAGGTTCAGAAGCGACTGCATATCCGTGAGTCTAACCAGGTAATGCCGGGGTATTTCAATCCGGGTCGTGAGGTAAACCAGTTCTATCTGGCACCTCAGGATATCTTCGACGGTATCGGTCTGACTACAGCACTGGGTGGCATTGCTGATGCCCGTGATCTTCGCACGATCGATTCACGTAATATCGCACTGGATGGACCGCGTCTGTCTAACCGCGCTAATAACCACAGTGGTAGTTATCTCTCTCGCGTTATGAGCGGGTATAAAACGGCACTGAGTTCCGCGAGCGTGCAGGATGCGAACATGTCTAGCGTACTTAAAACCGCTAAGGCAACTGTAGCAGACCGCAACCCCTATGAGTTAGCATCATTGGGTACCTTGCTGAACAATACCGATATGTCGCATCGTCATGGCGTGTCCTGGGGTGAGCTGCTGCGCTTCCGCCCAGATCTGGAAAACGCAACTCACGTAGCGTTCAACCGTGGTGTTGCAGTATCTCACGATACATTCATTGCACGTCGTGGTGAAAGTGAGAACTGGGATACTGTGTCCAACGAAACCGTTGTTGCACGTATGGTGGCAAGTACCCTGCCTACGTTGATGAACGATGGTAAGTTTACCAAGATGGTTGTTACCATGTCAAACGACATGCCTAACCCAAACAACGGTACGCCGTATACCATCATCGTACATGACGCACAGAGCTTTGCTAAGATTCTGTCTCAGGATGAGTCGTACATGCGTGATGCAGTTCAGTCGTTCTGTCATCGCGTTGCAACTGAACTGATGGCTGGTATCACTTTCGGTAACCAGATGTTGGCTCACCTCGAAGTATACTGTGATCTGTTAGGCGATACTGAAATCAAGATATCCCTGAACGGTGGTCCGCTGGTGCCTTACCAGAACCCACAGTGGTGTGATGCATTGACTACACCAATCGCCACTCTGGATGCCAACAAGCGCAGTGTTATCGCTCGCGATATCCAGGGTCTGATGGAAAACATCAACACGGTATCTTACCGCTAATTTCGAAAAGGATTAATTATGAGTGTTGTAGAAAAGCTGTACGTTCCACTGGTGACCAGTGTAGATCTGCCACCAGATGAGGATGGTACGCTTCGTTTCCACCTCGACGAAAAGAACAGTCGTGTGGTTAAGGTAGATGACCTTCCTCTGGTCATGCCGATTCCAGAACGTCTGCGCGGTACCGGCCTGAATGGTGTGGTAGCTTTCCACCCACTTTCTGAAAACATCATCCGTGGTGAATCCCCGGTGCTTCGTAAGCTCCGTACTGCGGTAATCAACAAAATAACGAACAGTCTGTCTCTGCTGATGTTGAGCATGGTTGAGATCGCTGCCGACGTTGATTATCAACAGAAGCTGAAAGCCTCTGAGTCGGAGTTCCTGCGTGCGCTGCCAACCGCTGATGCCAAACTGGCTAATGCGTTGGGTAAAATCATCGACAACATCGAAGCTGAAGGAAACAACCGTCTGGTTCGTATCTTCTTCAAACGCGGTGGGATGTGGAAGGGTGAGAAATACGCCCGCGTTGCTGTAGTGAGCTTCCCGCTGGTAGAAGCGGCACACGATGATTCCAAAGAGCTGTTCGGTGTTAAGCTGCGTGTTGCAGACAAAACACAGATTCAGGCTCTGCTGGAATATCTGCTGCCTAACTCGCTGGAACCAAGCGACACCTATGACTACGGTTCAAGCAGTAAGTCTGCACCGTACTTCGACTCACTGATCGGCGCGTATGTTAATCTGGCTAATGCCATTAACAAACATGCCAAGAAGCTGAAGAAGCATCTGGAAGTCTACGACTCTATCTATATTGATACGAGCTGGGCTGATGAGATGGCCAATATCGATAAACTGGCGTTGGAAATCCCACCACTGCCGTTTAACGAAGGTGACGTAGGTATCGAAGAGAAGCATAAGCAGGAAGTTGCTAACGCAGCTGAAACTGTTGCTGAAACTCATACCGCTGGTCGTCCGGCAGTTAATCTGGCGAGCAAGTTCGCGACGGCGTTGGAACAGGATGTGGTACCGGCTACTCAGCCAATGGCACCATCTGTACCTAACGTGGCTCCGGCTGCCCCTCAAGGTTACGGTGCACCGCAGACAGCTGCTCCTCAGGCACCACAGGTTCAGTCTGGCTATCGCTCACCAGCGGCAGCACCACAGTCTGTACCGAACGGCGGTACTCTGAAGTGGAATGAAGTACAGGCAGCCAATGTCCCGCAGCAACAGCAGGGCTATGGTCAGCCACCACAGCAGGGTTACGGCTACGCGCCTCAGCAACGTGGTTATGAGCAACCTCGCGGCTACGGTCAGCCCCAGCAGGCCGGTTACCCAGGAAGCAGTACCTACAATTCCGGCTACAACACCGGATACGATAATCGTGGTGGGTATAACAGCAACCAGGGATACAACCGCGACCCTGGTCGTGTGATCGCTAGTTACAGCTAAGTAACGGCATAAGAGGCTGGGGAAACCCAGCCTCTCTCTATTACCTTTTTATTTTGTCAACTCGTGCTGTACTGGTTACGGAAGATAGCAGCGAGGTTTTGAATGACAGTAAAGGACGGTATTAAAATCGTAGTGTTCAGACCGTTGTAGTCTGCTGGATTTGTCATGTCGTTCACACGCAGAATAATCCAACGCAGATACTCGGGGATGTCAAGGTTGGCGAGTAAACCATAGAAGTCATAACGCCAACGCCAGGCTTCGCCTTCCGGTATATCCCTGTGGTCAAAACCGTCGGCCGTCTGTAAATAAATACGATGCTGTTCAATCATACGTCTGAAGTCTTCGGTGTAGAAGATGTCATCGCCAGAATCTTCACGTAACGAGGTAACTGACAAGGTCATTGGAGGCCCCACTGGATAAGGATATCTTGAAATACATATTATTAAAGGGCTAAGTAATAAACAGTGGTAGCGTAGTCGTGAGGAGCTTACGTGGAAAAGCACAGTGATTTGTTTGGGGTAGAGTCAATCGTTGGGAAGACCAATGAACTCCACGTCAACAACCTAGGTGGCGGGTCGAATACTAACCCGTGGGCCGCAAATGATTCAGCATCTCGTGCACAGATGTATACCAGTCATCTGTCTCAGGTGCCTGTAATTGCAGACCCAAGTGTTCGCCGTACCCTGACTGGTGTAGAGCGGGAATACGGTCGTTATACATTCCAACAGAAAATACCCGAGGAAGGTCGTTTCATTCGCGTCATCGATAAGTATCCAACCCAAGGTGCTTATCGCTTTAGTTATAATCCACAAAAGCTTGCCGTCTATCGTTCGAACAATCCAAAGTATCCTAACAAAGCATATTTTGGTGTTATGGACGTGTCGACGTATAACATCCGACATCAGTACTTTGGTTTTATGTATAAACCGAAGGGCAACAGAATGTCGATGCTGGTAGAAGATGGTCCAGCTGAAGAAGGTATGGTTATTGCAACCAGTCCATCTATCGATCAGTTTGGTAACTATCGAACCGGCGTTAGTTCTAAAATGATTTACATGTCGCTACATACAACCATTGAGGATGGTGTGTTAGCAAACCGTGCGTGGTTGGAGCGCTACAAATCGGTAGGCATTGAATCGCGTGTGGGTACGTGGGGTAATCGTTGTTATCCTATCGGTCTTTATAGCTCCAATGGGGTTTACAGGGCACACCCCGAGATCGGTCAGAAGATCGCACCACACGGCATCGTCTATGCTATCCGCGAGTATGACGAGCTGTTGGCTGTAGTTGATATGACTGAGAAGGCGTTGGCTGAACCAGACTATATCTTTGACCAACTGGTCTATGGTAAGCCTGGCGCAGAAGTTATCGACGTCACGGTATTCCACGACCATAATCTGGACCGTGTGAATAATGAAGAGAAAACACCAAAAGGAATTGATGAGCAGAGTCGTCGCTATTACGAAACTTTACTCGCCCAGCAAAACAAGCTGATCGATCTGTATGAATCTTTGAAACGCCAACATGGTGAGAAACTCATTCTGCATCCGAATCTACATCGGATGATTGTGTGGGCATATGCCTTCACTAACCATAAGTCGGTTCAACAGCCAGATGGCGCTCGTGTCAACATGACATATCGCCGTGCACCGGTGGGTGACTTCCGTACTGAGATTGTGTTCAAATATGACATCATCCCTTCAGTCGGTTCTAAAGTTACAACCATGCACGGTGGTAAGGGCGTAATTGTACAGATTCGTGAACCTGAAGATATGCCTAAGTGGCCAGACGGTACAACCGCTGACCTGGTGATGGATAATGACTCCAACATCAAAAGGATGAACTTAGGCGGTGTGTTCGAACAGGCAACGAATGCCTTTGGTGCTCAGATGACACGACGTGTTCGTGAGATCATGGGTGTGCAGGGCGTAGTAGCCATGGCTGGCGTAGGTGGTTCGCTGAACAACCAGAACCTCGTAGACCAGGCATATGACGAGTTAATGGAATATTACAGCATTGCTAGTCCGTTAATGGCCGAGCTAATGCGTCGTGAGATTTCAAGTGTCCCGGAATATCGCAAGAGTCATGTAGGTGCCGTTTGTCAAGATGGAATCTATCTGTGGCTTCCGCCACACACTGAGGATATCGGCGCAACAATCATCGACCGCCTGGAGCAGCGATATGGACTGGAGATGCATCCGGTTACGTATCGTGACTCTAATGGCAACTTTACCACAACCAAGCAGAAGATGTTGATCGGTGAGACCTACATCATCATGCTGGAGAAGAATGGTTTTGACTGGAGTTCTGTTGCGTCACCAAAACGCCAACACTTCGGTATCCTTGCTCGTATGACGAATATGGACAAGCATTCTACTCCTGGTCGTGAGAACGCCGTTCGTATTACTGGTGAAGCAGAGATTCGGCTCCTGCTGGCATTGGTCCCAGATTATGTCGTTGCTGACCTTCTGGATCGTCCGAACAACCCAGCTGCACACAAAGCAGAAGTTCGTAGTATTCTGGAAGCTAAGAACCCTGCCCAAATTGAGCTGGCTGTTGATCGTAATAAAGTGCCGTTGGGTGGTAACCGTGCTATCCAATTCATCAAACACATCATGTGGTGCTGTGGTATCAGCATGCGTAGCTTAGGCAAACGCGCTAAGGGGATCTTTAAATGACAACAGCTCTTGTTGAGTCGTCAGTTGGAATAGCGGACGCTTATCCAGCTCGTGAGCTATTGAAAATGCCAACAGATGCAATTTGGGCTAAGTTCGACCAGCCCAAGTTTAAGATCAACGTTAAGTTCGATAACGGCATTGTACAAACCACCGGTCGTGAACTAATACTCTCCCAGTATTTCTGGGAGTTCCATCGGCGCTATCCGGAAACGCCGTTATTAGTTGAGCATCTGATGGACCCAAAGGTTCGCCTTAATAAAGGTACGTCCCTGCAAATGATCGGAAACGCATTCTGGTCGGTGTGGGATACGTATTCGGGTTCGGTGAGTCTGAATGATCTTCAGCTCTGTGCGTATGAAGTAACTAACACTTTGTATAACGAAATCGTGTATCGCTTACCGGCATACGTGACCAGTATCTCGGCTAAGGACTTCATCGATGTATTGCGACACCCTGAACTGGTAGATGCCCTGTCAAAAGCAGTGCCTACTCAGAACAGCATTGCAAACATCAGTCGCGTAGTACAGAGTATTCTCACCCGTGAAGGAGAACTGGTGGGGAACCGTCCTGCGGAATCGGCCAAATCCGGTTTGGTTTCAGCAGGACAGCAGAACCAGATATTCGGTGGACATCGATTCGTAACGGATATCGATTCCAACGTCTTCCCCCACGCAATGATGGCTGGTTATGCTCGTGGCATGCATCGCTTGCATGACTATGCCATCGAATCACGATCTGCTTCTAAGGCACTGTTCTTTGCAAAAGATCCGCTGGCTGAAGTAGAGTATCTGAACCGTCAGCTTCAGCTGTTAGCACAGAGTTTGCGTCACCTCTTTAAAGGGGACTGTGGTAGTACAATCATGCTGCCATTGACAATGACAACCTCTGCTGACCTGAAGACCTATCAAGGTAAGTATTATTACGTAGAAGAAGCGCCGGGTACCGCACCTACCCTACATCGCATCACTACTGCGGATAAACACCTGCTGGGTCAACGTGTGTATGTGCGCAGCCCATTAGGGTGTCGTTGCTTACCACATCAGGGCGTGTGTCAGGCGTGTCTGGGTGAGATCTCGTTACAGATTCCAGATGGTGCTAACTTAGGCCACCTGTCTGTAATCGAACTCTGTTCTGGTGTATCACAGAACGTGTTGTCAACTAAGCACTTGGATAGCGGTGCATCTATTGAACCGTTCTTCATCAGTGAAGGTGATCGTGCGTTCTTGGTCAACGGTAAGAAAGAAAGTCAGATTAATCTCAACCCTAATCTGGCAACTCGTCACACCATCATGACCGTCAGTCAGACTGATGCATTTAACCTGACTGAACTCAACCACGTTAAAGATCTGACCGTGTTACCAATCACTCGTATTTCAGAGATCGAGTCGGTTACACTGACCTTTGACGACCTGGGTACGGAAGACCGGTTAGCTCTTGACGTATCTGTGGCTGTGGGTTCTCGTAAGAGTTCCTTCACTACGGCTTTCCTTGCGTATATCAAGCGTAAGGGATGGTCGGCTACAGAAGGGCGCGGGTATGAGATTGATCTCAGCGATTGGGATTTCAGCAAGCCAGTCTTCGAACTGCCGCTGAAGAACATCAACACCTTGGAGTTTATGGCCGAGGTTGCTGACATCATCAAGTTCAAGCGTCTACGTCGTCGTCGCGACAAACGTGCAAAAGAAATGGCCCGTTCTGAGGACGAGCTGGCGGCGCTGGTAGTGGAGCTACACGATACGGTTAACAAACGCTTTACGTTTAACATTGCACACTGTGAGTTGATCTTGGCGGTGTGTCTGGTACGTGATGCTAAGACCGGCGATTATCGTTTCCCACATCCAGAAGAACCGCGTGAGTTTGCGCCGTTTAAAGAGTTGATGAACAACCGTAGTATGACCGTGGATTATGCGTTTGAGAAGCATGGTCAGACTCTGTTGAACATCGATAGCTTCCTTAACCCTGAACGCCCGTCGCATCCAATGGATCGTATTTATTTACCCGATCTGTAAATAGTATGTTTAACCGGGGACTCCGGTCCCCTAAACTACTATGGAGGCATAGATGGCGTCTGTTAAACTGGAGGTCTACGGTCAGAGCGTAAAGATCATTCCACTTGACCCGTATGCTAAAGCCTGCGCGTTAGAGTTCTGTCGGAGTATGATCAAATACAAGACAGAGCGTATCGTTGATACATCGCGTGGGTATCATGCAAAGCTGGTTAAAGTGCCTGACGTTACGTTCGCCGCAGCTCCCGTCAGTCGTGAATTCTTCTGCGTCCACCGTGGCCAGTTAGATGAATTCAAGACCTATCTGGTTCGTTGTGGGATTACCCCAGCGGAAATCGAAGTAGTCATGGTACCGGAGTATACTCCGATTAAAGCCAACCTGAAAATGAAATCGTTTTGGGTTGACAAGCCTCATCAGACACCAATCATTCAGTTTATACTGGAAGACGGTAAATTGAAGATCCTACCTGTTCAGACAGGTGGGGGTAAAACGTATATGGCGTTGAAGGCGGCCTCGATTATCGGGGAACGCATGATGCTCATTACTCGTGGCGGGTATATCGATAAGTGGATTGAAGACGTTAAGAAGACGTATGATATCGACGATGATCGCATACTCGTTGTGAAGGGTGAGAAAGCCCTAATGCGTGCAATCGATAAGGCTAAGTCGGGTGACTTCGACTATGACGTACTACTGGTGTCAACCGGTGGGATGAGTGATTACATTAAACACTACGAACTCTACCACGGCACGGAAATGGGCGAGCATTACCTTGACCCTCGTGCACTGGGTATGTTGTTCGGTGTAGGTCTGCGTGTTGTCGATGAGGCACACCAGATGCTGCACGCCTACTTCCGCATTGATCTATACAGTCACTTTAATAAGGTGCTGTTCTTGTCGGCTACTATACTGGCAAACGATGCGTTGGAAAAGCGTGTACATGAAATCATTTATCCGCACGATTCCCGTTACAATGGTGCAGAGTGGAAGTGCTACATTACTGCCACTGCCCTGCGCTACAATCTGGAAGAACCGCATAAGGCACGCTTTAAAGACCACAGAAAGAATTACTCTCATGTGATCTACGAGCAGTACCTGATGCGCAACAAAGAGAAGCTGAAACACTACCTTAATATGGTAGGGAATCTCACGAACGATTTCTTAAAGAATCGTAAGGAAGGTCAGAAGTATTTGATCTTTGCTTCGACTGTTGACATGTGCGACATCATGGTGGGTGACCTCAAGAAACGCTTCCCCAGTGTTATTGTTGGTCGTTACGTGGCTGAGGATAATCTTGAAGATATCTACGGTTACGACGTTATCGTGACAACGCCTGGTTCTGGTGGTACCGGTATCGACATTCCGGATCTTGCTAAAGCTCTTGCAACATGTGCCGTTAGCTCAGCCAAACTTAACGTGCAGATGCTCGGTCGCTTGCGTGAGCTGAAGAACTATCCGGGTGAAGAACCTGAGTACCAATATCTGGTTTGTTACGACATCCCCAAACAGGTGGAATACCACAACCAGAAACTCGAACTGTTCAAAGAGAAAGTTAAACATCACCGCGAACAGAATACGGGTGCGTTAGTATAAGTGGACTCCCGGGACTTCGGTTCTGGGGGTCTTTTATGTCGTTACGAGGAGTAAAATAATGGGTACACAAGTTACATACGCGAATCTCGATCGCCGTCGTGATGAAATCCTGATGGCTATCAACAGCACCGATTCGATTACATCCATCGAGCGTCGTTTTGACAACGGTCGTGTGGGTCGCATTAGTGAGTGGTTTAATAAACAATTCGGCCTATCTCCCACGGTATTTCGTCGCCGCACGGCCGCCGGCTCCACAGCGATGGTCTCTGGGAATTTCTATTTCCTCGATGCGCCACGCGCAACACGTCAACAGATCGCTCAGTGGTTCGAGGAACAGAAATCGGATGCTGTGTTGCGCAGTAATTTACCGGAAGGCGATTATCAGATCTGGACTATCGGCGACTACACTTGTGTGATGTGCACTGACAGCTACCAGAAAACAAAAACGGTATATCGTAAGATCTATAATTACGATCTGGATCTGGACCACCCGTTACTGAAAGGTACAATGGCATGTTTACACAGTACCGAGTGCCGGGGTGTTACACTGCCAGATTCCACTGTCGCGTACATGCTCGGTTTGATTTGGTTGGGTGACTGATAACTAAACAGTTAAAGGAAACGTCCCCACTTCTATAAGGAAACGAAATGTCGCAGATTACTATTGACAATTTAATCGATGTACTGAATGGAGCAGACAGGCTCGGTTCAGTTCCAGCAACAGTGAAGCATGAACTCATCGGGGAGATCGATCCCTTTAGTCCCGATCTTACAGCAAGTGAAAGATTGCTTGTTCTAAGGGCCTGTAAGCAGTCCAAACCTTTCTTTATGTGGATGTTAAGGCAGTTGATCATAAAGCCGCCTGCGGAGCCTAAGGACGTCCTGTGGGGCACCGTTAGCCTACTGATTAACACTACCGGACCACTGACGGTGATGTTGAATGAGTTGTTGGCCCGCAGCTATCCGATCTTGCGTGGTAAGTCACCTAACATAACGTGCTGGATGTTTGAGTCAGGGCACTTGTGTATCGTTGCGACTTACGGCGATAACGGCAAGACGTATAAGCATGTTGCTAAGGTATCGGCTGATACTTTGGAGCGGGTTGGCGCTAAGTTCAAACCAGCGGGTGTCCGTGGCCGCCACATTGCCGGACTGTTCGATCGTTCTTGGGTAGGGTTTATGTCGAATGAGTAAAAGAAAGGTATTGCCATTAAAGGCTGTGGGTGCCGAAAGGGCATGGGGGTCAGTAACGGAAGTAAAGATTGCCAACACTCGCTTTGGCGGGTCGGTGATTGCTGCCATGTTAAAGCGCTATCCCGAACTGCGTGGTCACAGTGTCAGTTTGAAAGGCTGGTTGTTCGAGTGTGGTGTGCTGGCGGTAATGGCGATTCCTCGTCAGGATAACGCGATGTGCTATCGTTTGTTTGGTGAGGCTACGGAGGAGTCCCTCCGTAGTGCCGGAGCATCTCTTAAACGATCGGCCGCCTCGGCCCACGAAATAGCCGACCTGTTCTATTTAGAGTATAAGGAACAAAATGATGAAAGAGTCTGCGAGTGCACGCCTACGTAGGGCATTCCCGCGCATTACAGATGAGGAAGCGAATAACCTCATCGGCGACATTGACCCCTGGTCAACCAAACTCACTGATGCAGAGCGTGAAAAAGTTACGCAGTTGTGTAAAGACGTACCGGGTTTCTTTTTCTGGATGATGCACAAAGGAAATGAGAAGAAGCCAATCTACAATAGCGCATGGCGATACAGGCCACCTCGTTTACGCCATGACGTTTGCGGTGGGGTTCGAAGCGTCGATTTGTCTGAGGGGAGCTTTGGTATTGTTCTGTTGGACTACATACGACACGACCATAAGAATCTCGCCGGGCGCGAGCTTACCATTCGTGCATGGTACTACGACAGCGGGCACCTTCTGATACTGGGTACCATAAAGGACTCAGACCTTCCATCGATTAAGATGGTTGTGTCAACCATACCCGCGATCATTGAACGCCACGGTGCTAAGTTGGTCAAAACTGACTTTGAACCTGCCGTGTTAGCAGCGCTTTTCGATTTGCAATATAAGGAGTACCAGTGATTACCATAATGCCTATCATAATTGCACCCGATGGCGGTGCATTAAAGGTGGACCCAAAGGACGCAACGGACTGGATGGTGATTCGTCCAGGTGCCAATCGACCCGATAAGCGCTCTATCCACGCGCGGCAGGACAAAGCCATTGAGGTTGCGCGCGAAATAGCCAAAAGCGAAGGTGTTGGTTTTGGCTGTGCCATGTTGTCGACTAAGACCCTGGGCGATTCCACCATTTCGATGGCTGAGTCGTGTGGGGCTAGTGAGTTCTATGTAGTGCCCATGATCGAAGACGAGGTATCCGGTGAACTTACAGCCTGCGCAGATCAAGAGGCGACTACTTGGGGTGTGACTAAGCGTCGCAGTGAACAAGACGTTGACCACGACCCCGTAGATTCGGTGTTGGCACAGTTCAATACTCGATACGGCGCAGATAGACTGTTGTCTAATATCCTTGACTATCGTGACCCACCGCTTTACGTGGAGAACAACGAAGACTTCACGGATTAAAAGATTTTTAGATATACACTACTTACTTGATTACTAATGGTAGCCCTTAATTGGGCTACTTTCTTTTATGCTCTTAAGGAATAAAATCATGACTGATAAAATCGACCTGGCTGGCTTTAAATCATTCGAACTGTCTCCGATCAAAATCAATTACGACAACTCAACCTTCGGTCGCAATGAGGTGTCGGTTTGCTCTATTTTAGAATCCGACGAGTGGGCTGTTTATGGCCGTAACGGTGATGGCACCGTTACTCATCTCTTCGATGGCGGGCAGCGCACTGCCATGGGTATCTTAAGGATTGCCAATCCTGACGCCACTATCTATCTGAAAACCGATACGGACTGTGTGCAGATCACTCCAACCCACGGTACGAAGTCGTTTGGTGTGCTGCCTTGCCGCATTGGCGACAATGGCGTACTGGAAGTACTCAGCAGTGAGGCCGGTGTCGAGAAGTGGGGTCTGTTTGCATTCTATAGCACTGGCGACAAATCTAAGTCTTACATCGAACTCGGTCGTTGGTCTAATAAAGAAGCGGCGTATTTCGCGCTCTCTGCGATCATCTACACGGCATAAAAAGCCAGCCTCCTCTATCCTTCGGGATAGAGGAGTGCTATGCTTATTTTTTTTTTTTGCTATTTACCGCCACGCAGTTCCTGTTCGAGCTTACGCAGATCAGCATCGGACGCGCCAGTAGGTGCCGCTTGACCGATTGCGCTTAAACGTATCAACTCTTCGGAGTACTCTCGTGGGAGGTTCAGAAAGTCGATCAAGTCTAACCCAAAGCGATCTTTAATGGGATGCTTTAAATAACGTGCAATTTGATTGTACAACCCACTACCTTCAGTGTATCGTTCGCTCTCATGCATGCTGACAATACTCAACGGGTTAGCCTGCGGAGAATCATGGTTAAAAATGCCATAACTCTGATCGTAGGACTCATTGAGCACGATGTCTATCTCTTCACCACTAAGTGGTTTTTCGAGACGGAATAAAAGCGTACCGATTTCAGTACGCTCTCGGTCCACATCCCTACCGAAGCTAGGGTCGGCGACGTGCCACGCTAGATTGCGTTTTCTTCCCTCAGTGCCTGATCGATCTTGTGGCGCTGAAGGGTCAAAAAAACTTGCATCATGTCGATTGGGATAATGCGTGACTTAGGACCATTGGCCTTCATCTGCAACTCTCCACACTTCGGACATGCGTAGTTTAAATAACCGATAACACAAACAGTTGTAGCATCGATGAAAGCACCCACCGCTTTGATGAATGTGCGCTTAACATCGTCGACACTTGCAATCTGCACAGTACACGCCTCGATTGACGCACGGTCTTCGATACGGGTCGTGATCCCTTTCTCATCCGTTACCTCAATCGCCTTAACCCAGTGGCTGTATTGGCGAGGTGCGGTGGTGCGAGCAACGTCACTGATATAGTCGCTACGCTCTTTGCCAGTCAGGTTATTACCGAACTGGCTGTCCGTCGCAGATACGATGGCCTCTACCCAGCTATAGCCGGAGTTCTCGTACATCTCGATGGTCGGTGAACCAAACTCGATGGTCATCTGCTCGTTGAGCTTAGCGACGTTAGCGCCGACGCGCAGTCCGAATTCGGACTGGTATTCGTCGATCGTAGCCTGGGTGGTGCGAGCACTACGTTGAGTCATGATCGCTTTCTGCTTATCAGAAAGCATACTGCGATCCACCCATTGCAGTTTACCGATATCCAGCAGCGCTTCCACGATGTGGGTACACTTAGTGATATCAGTCATGCAAGGCTGACGATACGGATATCCGCCCGGATAGATAGCTGTTACCATACCCCAGATCAGCGTAGGAAGGTCCTGAGTTTTCAGAATCTTCTTAATGGTTGCTGGGTCATCGGTCGGCGCGGTTGAGCTATACAGATGACTCAGGATGAAGTTGATCAGATGCCCAGCAATGTAAACCGACGTGTTGGAGAATACCAGACCTTTGGTCATACGACCGAGGGCTACTTTCTCCATGGCAATACGACGTTCCAGCTCGTACAGTTCTACGTCACCTGGTGCTTTGATGCTAACCCAGATGCCAGAGTGCCAACACGGGATCTGAATGATCGCACCCATACCCACAGCACGCGTAACGCGAGCCAGTGCATCAGCACCAACCAGACGCTCACCAGATTCAACCGGCAGGCGTTGGCTACGACCTGCGTAGCGTACACTGTTGATCTCAATACCCTGACCCCATTCACCACGAGCGGTTACTGACTCTTCGAACGGGGCACGACCATTGGCGGTGCGGAAATAGTTAGGGTACGCTTCTTCTACTGCTTCAACCCAGGCAGCTTGCGCCTTAGGATCATCGATACGAGCGTCATCGACCTGACTGTTTAACAGGTCAACTGTGCCGGCCAGTGTACCATAAAGAATACTTAACGGTGGCAGACCACGAGTCTGCGCATTATTAGCATTGGCTTTACGGGTATCCAGTGGATTGATCAGGGTAGACTCAACCTTGGGTTCGGTATACTTATCTTCATCCGGCAAGTTACCAAACTCAGGTGCTTCTTCATCGGGTACACTGTAGTTAGGCGGTAAAGGAATGTCATCTTCCTCTGCCACCTGACCTTCAGTTTGCGCTGGTATTGTTTCGGCAACAGGAGCCTGTACATGTTCAGCTGGTGTTGAGTTTTCGGGGTCAATTGAACCAGTCATGCATTACTCCCAATCGTTGCATTCATTTTTGCACGGGCAGCGTCGATGATGCTGCACATGTTTTCCATGGTCGGTGCCACACCGCGTCCAAATCGGTTAAGCCAGTCTTCATAACGCTGACTGACATTCAGGACGACCATAATATTGTTAGCGCCGAGGGTGCCGGTACGCAGATTGTTATCTGCCGTACGAATTTCAGAAAGGGTCTGTTGAACATCTTGCAGGCGACCAGAGAGGCGTTCAGCCATGGAAACCAGCTCTGGAAGGTTAGCGACATGCTTCAACAATTCGGTATCACGAAGATCCTTTCCTAATTGTGTGCAAGTTGCTATAAGTGAAAGACAATGACCATGAAGTTGATCGAGTTCTGCGAAGGTCTCCGCTTGATCGGCCGCTGACATTGTGGGTGCACCACCTGGGGTACTTCTACGCTTACTCATCTCGTTTCCTTTGTTATAGCAATTTTATCCATAACGTTTAATACCCCGGTAAGAAAATACTTAAGGAGTACCTATGTTTGACGAGCTTGACTTCTTTTTAAGTCAGCACACGTCGGATTACAGGAAGGCCAATATCTTAGAGGCGCTTAATGCGTGCTTTGAGGTACAAGGCACCCCTGTACTCGACAAGGTGAATGATTTCTTGTTCAGTTCTAATGACTTGTCCTCGGACGTAGCGGTCCAGCAGTTTGCAGACTTTGCATTAGTCAACATTGTCGCCTGTGCTGCGGAGTTTGGTGTTGTGTTGAATCCAGATCTTATTCTCGATGAAAACCTCCCGATCTTCACAGACATCGTTGGTACATTACTGATCGCTGACCAGTATGAAGACCCACATCGTCTTATCTCCCTCATAGGCGACGCAGATGACACGGAGGAGGCGTTGGCTGACGTAGTTGAGGAAATCACTGGACAAGCGGCTGAAAACGTTCTGGACGTCATTGGTGCGGTTGACCGCGACCTGGTCCAGAAGATGCTGGAGGAGAACGCAGCTCACGTCGCCTCACTCGAATCTAAGAACGTGGTTGACGACACGGTGGAACTCCGCCGCAGTATCATCGACCGTTTGAAGCACACGGAGTATTATAGCCGTGAAGGGTTCGTTGAGAGCAACCTCGTTATCAGTGGCATGTTCGGTCAAGATCCGTTCATGATTCTGGAATCACTCACCCCTGAGATCTACGACTTTAAGGACATGGAGTTGGCAACCATTTGCTATCAAATTGCTGCTGCTTCGAATGTTCTTTCTAATGCTGTTGTTGGTACAGCTAAGAACCTCGTAGAACGTATCCTAACGGAAGATCGTGCACAGGAAAGACAGAAGATCGCTTTCCAGTTAAATCGCTTCCCAGCGCCTTCTGTGGAGATCTAAATGACACCTTTAGAGTTCTTTAAGAAAGCGTGTTTAAACTTACGCTATAAAGAGAAGGCATGGGTCTTCTCTGTGTTTGGTTGCACACGCACGACGAACGCTCAGTTAATGAACGGTCGTTATCTTGACGTCCATCGTATCGAGGGTATTCCCTATTGGGTCGATGAAAACGGTGAACATCAGGAATTCGAAAACTTCGACGTGCCGCCTAACACGCCGCTGTTATCTTTCAAGGATAAAGTTGATCTTCAGATTGGCGATATCCCGAACCTCGTTGAGCCGGTGACAACAACCGTTGGTAATCTCTTTATCAACTGGTATACGCTGGTTCACGTCTTCGGTAAAAAGATCCCATTCCAGACGGGGGTAATTACTGTCAAGTCCGTACTTGCGCAGATACGCCCTCTGTTCCAGAATGACGTTCTTCATCCCGATGGTAGTATCAACTACGACGCTCAAGATCCCAACGTGATCTATGCGCACGAGTATGTGCGATACGTTCAATGTACCACTGCACTTGCAGGCTTCGTAGAAATCTCTGTGCCGAGCGCAACGCCTTACACTGCTCGTACATCACCTGAAGTAATTGAACTGCGTGACAGGCTTCTGAAGGAGCATGAGCATGAGTTGAACGACCCAACGGTGATTGCAGATATTGAGAGGCAGTTAATCGCGAAAGATAAAGAGTGGATCGACAAAGATCCAGACAAAGGCTTCTATATCAAAGCCAAGTCATTCAACATCGTTCGTAAGAAACTCTTCCTGTTGGGTGGTATCGAAGCAAGCTTCAATGGCGACGGTACATACACCTTCGTTAAGAACAGTCTGATGGAAGGACCAACGATTGAAACACTGCCTGCGTTGATCAACACCTTACGTAGCGGTAGTTACTCTCGTGGTGCGCTGACTGCATTGGGCGGCGAAGCGGTTAAGTTCTTCCAACGTGTCTTGCAGAACTCCCGTGTTGTTGCCGGCGATTGTGGTGTTACTTACGGTGTACCTTATCGTATCACCAGCGAGAACCACAGCAACTTCAAAGGACGATTCCACATCGTTGATGGTCAGACCGTACCAATCGGGACGGACACCAAACCGTTAATCGGTAAGGTAATCGAACTCCGTTCTCCACAGGCATGCTTAAGTGAACACACGGACTACTGTTCTGTGTGTATGGGTGAGCAGGTCTCTGAATCTCCGACTGGTCTGTCGGCCATGGGTTCAAACATGGGTTCGGTGTTCATGAACGCAATGATGTCTGCGGTACACGGTACAGCACTGATGGTAAAAGAGTTTGATGCTGAGTTACATATCAGCTAATTATATGCTCAAATTATCATTGTAGCTCTGCTCGGGAGTAGTGGGTATACGGAACTCACTACTCCTCTTTTTTCTTATGCCGCTATTAATGATATGGAAGTTTCTGTGTAATTTATAACCTACTGGAGTTTAGGCCACAATGTCCGAAGAAATGAAAGAAGTTCAGGATACAGTAAGTCTTGGCGTACGCTCCTTACTGGCTCGAATCGAGAACTATGCCCAGAAAATGGCACCGGGTAAACGTCTGACTGAAGATCAGATCAACATGGAACAGAAAGGTCTTTACCTTACTATCCAGTCTATTCTGACGCAGCGAGAGAACAAAGACTTCATTGATGCCTTTAACGGCACCATTGATTTGTTCAAGCAGTATGGTGACGGTGCACTGTCATCCATGTTTGTATCACGCAATCACTACAGCGTTAAGTTGGACTCAAACGCCCGCCGTGACTTTGCAGCATGGGTGAACATCTTTATCATCCTGTCCAAGCCAAACCTGCGTCACCTGTTAATCAAACAGACTGACCCAGAGAAGGCATACCGTGCACTTCCTGAGATCCAGATGATCCGTGCCGTTGACCACATCAAGCGCCTGTTGGCGTACGATGCTCAAACTGCCGCATAAATAAGCACTCCTCTTCCCGAAAGGGAAGAGGAGGCTTTTATGCTGTTATGCGGTTTCGGCTTTCATGCCTTCGTTCAGCTTCTCTACAACTTCTTTACCCAGCGCCAACTCAGCGTCAGTAGGTGTGCCTTCAACCCACGGCAGTTCATCTACATGAACGAAAGCTTTAGTCTCACCACGCGCTGGAACACTCACACGAATGTCACCAGGCTCTGGAGGAAGGTCGGTAACTTTAGTCTCTACCGGCGGTACGCGATACGCAGCCAGCCAGTAACCAGGAGTGCGAGTCTGAAGCATGCCAGCGTTTGCATGCATTTTGAACGTACCGGCGTTCTCCAGCGAAACCACAGTTGCCATGTCGATGTTTTCCAGTGGAATAGGAATGTTCATCGCACCACCGTTAGTGTAGCCCCAGATAATACCAGCGTTAGTATCGGGGTTAAACGCAAAGTTGGTTTCCACAGCGCCAGTAAGTCCGATAGCAGCAATGACCTTACCCGCCATGCTTTCACTCAGACCGATATGAACAATCGCTTGACCAACCAGGCCAACGAACTCATTACGAGCACGCTTACGCATCGCCTTTTTGCGATCTTTCGGAGACAGTAATGCAATGACATCATCTTCAGATACATCGATCGCGTTACTGTCTGGTTTGGCAGCTTTACCTTTCAGAGACTCATCGATCTCTGCGTTGGTACACGGATTGCCTTCTTCAGTAACGAACGCGGTGCCCGCCTTCAGATGTGCTTCATACAGCTCATTGCCTTCAGGGTTCAGTTCAGTCTTTTCCATTTCAATATCCTAAAGGGGAGCTAACTCCCCGTTTGTGTGATTAAGCTACCAGGGATTCCAGCTCTTGCAGAGAAGGCATGCCGTAGATTTCAGTACAGAACTGCACAGCGTTTACACGACCGCCAGTTAGGTTAATGCCATTGCGACGCTGCACAGCTTCAGAAACACCTTCAATACGAGACAGCTCGCGATAGGTTGTTTCCTTACTGATGTTCATGACGTCTTCTGTAGTTGGGTAAGCCCCTTCTACGTCCAAGTCTGCAACGTGGGTGCGGATTAGGGTTTTATGCTCAGGCATACCCTTAATGCATTGGATGCCGTTATCTACCACCAGGTGCGACGGTAAAGTAACGATCCAGTCGTTCATGCCGAGTACGTACTTATCCAGTGGGTCTTTACCCATCTCATCGGAAGTCGTACCAAACACACGACCATGTTCCAGTGCAAAGAACTCCATGTCATCACTTAAGCGACGAGGAGTGGACGGGAACCGAGCATACTCAGAGTGACCGCAGAGCAACGAGATCGTCTGTGACAGATCGTGAGTCTTCGCGTCCAACTCTTCTAAAGAGACTGTATCGAATAAGTTATATACGGAGTATTCGATAGGATACTCTTTCTGTAAGAATTGGTGCCAACGGAGTCCGTTGAGGTGGTCAGCCTCTTCGAATTTAAGTTTGCGAATACCCAACTCTTTGTTGAGGATATAGTCGAGTGCGTAACTACGTTCGTTACCGCCTACTACACGGATACGTTTGTAAACACACATCGCATCTACAAAGTAGAAGCTGGAGAAACACTCCATGACGTGCCACTGCTCTGCTGGGTGCAATGCCATCGTTTTACCGGAGGCAGTAACCTTCTGCGATTTGCCGGGTTTCCAGCGAGCATGTTGGTATCGTTCAGGAACGCATGGGTCGCTCATGATTCGAGCAGGGTCCCAACCGGCCTCTTTGATGCAGTTGATGATTTTGGGAAGGTCGAACGCGATGTTCCAGATACTGACGAAGTCAGGTTTCCATTTGTGGAGTAATGCAAAAGCAGCCTGCACACATTCGAACGCCGTTTCAAAGACATCAAAGATAATGTCTGCGTTCCACTTCTGAATATAGTCGCCAACGAGTTCAGTGGTCTTAGACAGGAACTTTTCTTTGAGGTTAAGTTTGTCGCCATAGAACTTCTTAACGCCGAATACCGCTTTCTCAGTACCGAAGCTGACAGAGATCAGGATTAACTTGCTTCCATCACCTGTAACAACATCGGTCTCTATATCGAGTGGAGCCACGGTATTGTCAGTAACCGCGTCTGGGTATTTCTGCTGGTACATGTTCTTTATCAGAACCGGTGTGGTGCAGTCGCAACCGTAAACATACGGACTGCGCAGAATCTGTTTCAGTGGTAACATGGCATTACCAAAACCCAGTGCCTTGACGATACTGCGCCCAAGGTTTACCTGAGTTGAACTGAACTTACGAACACGAGAGAGATCCTCAAACTCTTTCTTGTCCTTATGGTTGCGAAAACCATCTTTCGTGATATAGAAATCACGCTTGTAGTTTTCACGCACATAGCAGTGCGGTACAGTCCGCTTGTCTTTTAAATGAAGGCGCTCTTTAACGAAGAGGGCGTCATTACGACTACCGTCCTCTGCTTCGGTGTAAAGTACATGTTTACACTCACGCGCCACAATTTGATCCATTGGGATAAACTCACCACTGGCCAAATGAATTCCATCACTCATTGGGACTCCTCTTGTTTCTCTAACTTACGCTTAACTCCAAATGATATGGCCTCATTGTTTTTTAATAACGATTCACTCCATTAAGAGGGTTTGTCATATGGGTAAAGTTAACCCTTTACTGCAAATATCCACCGAAGGTTTGTACGACTATAAAAACCCTCTGGTGCAGAAAAACATCTTTGATATTCTCGACAAGTTCCGTGAAACTGGCGACACCGACACGCTGGCACAACGTCTGCAAGAACTCGTCAAGACTACCTACAACGTCAACCTGAAAGTGTCCATTACCGACATGCGTGTGCCCGCTATGGTGCTGCACGAACAGATTGCCCCTGAGTCACTCCCTCGGTTCCGTCCTCGTGCTATCTCTGACGCAGAGAATGCTAAAGGCAACGGCATCGGGGAAATTGAGAAAGTATATCGCGGCCTGATCAACATGAAGACATTGCGTGTTGACGGCATTTTCGCAGAGCTGCCGGTTTACATTCTTCTGTCCGATCAGTTGGCTAAGTGGTCAAACGAAGAAATCGGCGTTGCCTTTATTCACGAGTTGGGTCACTATCTCGACTATGTCATGATGGCGGCTTCTCAGTTCCGCTCATTCGGTATCGTCGAATCTCTGGTTCGTGGTATCCGTGGTGCAGCAAGTGTTGAAGAATCAGTCGAGCTGGTTAAAACCGCTGCGGGCGAATACGGCTTCAAGGTTACGGAACCTGAAACACTGAAGTTGGCTGCAACAGACGAAGCCATTCGTTTGAAGCTGTTTAGTGAAATCCAGGCAACTAACCGCTGGTTCTTGTATGGCGATAAAAATCAGAAGCAGCAAGAGTATGCTGCCGATGAATTGCCAGCAGCCATTTTCGGACCTCGTGTCGCCGCAGTTGCATTGAGTAAACTGCTGTCTATGACATCACATCCAGCGTACCGTAGCTCCCTGCTGTTCTATGGACGTACCGCTGCTGCCATTGCCCTGGTAATCTTCGGTAGTGCCACGGCGATGCTTCCTATTGCGGTATTCGGTGCTGTGGGGCTTGCTGCTGACCAAGCGGAGTCAACCCAGTCGGTAACTCACCCTAACCCGTTGACTCGCTTACAGCGCTTCCGGGGACTGTTGCTGTCTGACGCCAAGAATCCGGAAATGACTCGTGCACAGGTCACGCAGTTGAAACTCGATCTGGATCTGATCGACGCTGAGATCAGTCGCCTTAATGCGGCAAATAAAAGCGGCCTCGAGTTCTTGATGGAGATTTTCTCCTCGACTCGTCGTTCTAGCAGCGATCTGGAAACCTACGAACGTGGTGTGTCCGAATTGCAGAACAACCCAATCTTCTTGCGCGCTGCGCAGCTTCGTCATCTTAAGGATTAATCATGAGCATTCCTGCATTACAGAAAGCAGCTGGCATTCTGAAAGAGTCATTCCCCGACGCAGATCAATCACTGGCGCTGTCTCGTGCCGTTGGTATCGCACTGGGCATGGCTACACCGTTAAACGGTCTGGGTGAACCAGAGTTCGACACCATGACGCGTGTCGAACTGATCTCTGCTGTGAACAACAAGAAAGAGGTCTTCCACGTCATTTCGCGTTGTAACGAAGAAGCATTGCTGTGCGTAGATACGGCAGTGCGTCAGTTCACCAAAACCTTCGTCTTCCGTATGGAAACTGCGCGTGGTAACGCTGCTGCGTTTAAATTCGGCGGTTCGATTGAGGAAGGTACTATCCTTGCGGTAGAACTTCTGGTTCCTGTGTTCCGTGGCCTGCTGGCTGTCAACTGATAACAAAGGAGGGTGCGCATTTGTGCCCTCCGTCACTTTACGATAAAAAGGCATAAAACAATGTCAGAACTCAATGTCGACTTCACACACTCTCTGGATAATATCGATCAGCTAAGTAGCCTTCGTGGTAAACTGGGTAATCTGGCTGGCCCGTTAACTAACTATCCTAATCTGACTGCACGCTTTGGTACCTTGTTAACTAAGCTGGGTGGTCAAACCGTAGAACAACTGCGCGAGCAGATTGAGCAATCTTTCGATAGCTCCGTAAATGACGCCTACATTGCCATTGCTGCATCACAGCGTGTGCGTGTCGGTGACATCCGCGCACTCATCAGCGCTAACGACGCCAAGGCACCAGAGTTCGCCGATAGCTACGATCGCTATTACAAACAGCGCAATCTCGAAGACCGCACAACACCCGATCTTCTTTATATGCTGCTGATGCGCCCAACAAATCAGACGGTCTATGCACAGCTGGATAAGTACGCTATCGTCATCCTGCAAAAGCTTGCTCGTAATCTGAACGTGTTCACCAATCGTCTAGAGCGTGTGACTGCACAGACTACGACTGAGGTGTTGGCTGAGATCAAGTACGAGCTGGAAAGCATCACTGACCACCCGCCAGAAGAAGAGTTGCGTGCCTGGATGGAAAAGACCGGTGTGTGCTGCGGTGGACGCATCCATAAACGTCTACTGGTTCTGTTACAAACCGCAGAACGACAGGCCGCTATAGTGCGCCCAGACGACTGGTACCCTAATTGGTTCACCATGTTGTCTAAACTGCCTGAAGCGTCTCGCCTTTTCGGTAAGCACGAAACGGAAGTTACTACAGCTCTCAATGTCGTCGAAGCTCGCCTCGTCGACTTGGCTCATCTCAAGACCGAGAAAACCCCTGCGTACTTAGCCCAGTTGGTTGCTGAGTTCGGCCACCAGGTCTCTGAAGCGATGAATAGCGTACATGCGCTGCTGTCTGTCCGTTCTCTTTTTATCGAAAAGTATAACGACGTTAAAGAGAATGTAACCCCCAACTAATAGAGGTTCCGCATGGCCGGTAATAACCTAACGATGGACCTTGATTCATTGACGACCACGACTAGCAATAACATGGAAACATTGCGTCGTATTAGTGCGTCTTTGGAATCAATGGAAGAGACCATCCGTAATGATGGCATGTCGCGAGATATCGCCATGCTGATTGAACAACAGTCGCCTGGTGCTATCACTGAAACAACCCGTGTGAATGCTTTCACCCAATATCCGTCACAAGTGAAGCGTGACGTTGGTCTGGAAGCTATCGGTAGTGTTCGTGGTAAAACCATGAAGGGTGTTGTCATCGCTATCCTTAGTGCGGCCATTGCGGCAGTCTCTGCCTTCCTGATGTACCTCATCAAACGGTTCACGGGTAAGGAAGCTAATGAGCGTCGCGATCGCGTTAAGTCTAAACAGTGGAAGCCGGAGACTCCAGCTGAAGCGGGCACGAGTCGTCCGGAGTGGCGACAAGATCCAGAGTTCATGGCGGCCTGCGATGCTTTCGTAGGTACAATCAACATGACGTTGGTGAATACCGGCTCAGGGCGTTTTCAGCCTTTCCTGCGTGACGTATTCCAGGTGAAGCCAAAAGCTCTCTTTGCAACGTTGAGCGATCACATCACTGAAGCACTGAAACTGGTACGTGAAACCACAGCAACAATTGGCAACACACCACTTTCCGTTCGCTACGACGAGCAGACCGATGCCGTTACAGGCACGATCCGTAACCTGTACAACGAACTTCAGACTCAGTACAACGTACTTGAGCACGTTCGTCCGATTGGTGTACCGGGTAAAGGTCCGTTGTCTGAGCGCCTAGTAGAAATGCGCAGTTTGGTTGAAGTCGATACTAATAAGCTGGCTATCACTCGGGAGCCAACGCTGACAGATATCTACTCCTACCGTGGCGTTATCGATGAGAGCATTAAAGCGCTCGAAGAGATGCGTATGGAAACTCTGACGAAAGAGTTGCGTGAGAACACGCAGTTCATGCAGAGAACGCTCAACGACCTGGATATTAAATTCACTAATATCCCGAACCGTGCAGCAGACCTGCTGGCTGACTCGATGTACTTCGTTCAGCGCATGTTAGAAATGCAGACAGACCTCATCGCTATCGTCAGTACGCTGACTGAGAACGCATTGATGGCCGACTCTGCGTATTGCCAGCTGCTGCGTACACAGATCGCGGCTATGGAGCGTGTAGGTATTCGCTTCAACGGCAACGAGCCTGAGTTCGCAGAAGACCGCAAGTTCTATAAAGAAGCTCGCAGCTATCTGGGTTAACGACATAAAAGCCTCTCTACCCTTTGCGGGGTAGAGAGTGCTTATTTATGCCTTATCGATAGTCTGGAGCTTGTGGTTCACGAAGTCGTATGCGATGTCTTCCTGCACGCGCAAGATCCCCTCTGGTAAAACAACCAGCTTACGCTTCACTGCGCAACGAGTAGATTCGTCAATGGCGGTGTAGGTTGAGATATCCTTAGTTGGACCAAGGTCATCCAACTTAACGCCAATAACGTCAGTACCGGCCGCTGCCGTAATTCGAGAGATGATGTCAGACACAGAGACAGTGTTACGTGCCAATACACTGTTGATGATATCAGATGCACTTTGCGACAACGCGGTACGCAGTTCGGTGTTGGCATAACTAACCAACGACATGACGTAGGTGACGTGGAACTGCATCCCTGCTGGGACACTAACCTCACGACCATCGTTTATGACGATACGACTGTACCCCAGACTGCGTTTCGGATAGAAGCGGATAAAGGTGTTCTCAATCAGCTTTTCTCCAATCTCAGTGATAGGTCCAGTGATCCAGTCTACCAGCGCACTTGGTACGTACTGTGCGTATTCTACGTCTTCTGGGTCAGTAGCGAAATAGTAGACGCCATCCAACATCAGAATATCAAACTGACGTTCCGTCTTACGGTCCAGGAGTTTGATAGGTTTACCATCAGCGTCAAGCTTAGCCGTTCCAGCCTGATGTGCGATCTTCTGCTTACCCGTTTCTGGGTCGATTACTGGATCGCCTTTACGATGTTCGTAGACGTAGTTCACCTTGCCGTCTTTGATTTCGACGACAGGTTTACCACCTTCACGTTTAGGGATGTCCTCTTCGTAGTACGCGAGAACGTCAGTGCCCCACATCGCATAGCGCTCACTACCCGCCACGTTACGTGCACGACTCCACAGACCAGTTAGGTCGTCGCCCGTCACCACAGAGATACGGTTACGAGAAACACCATGACTGTTTGATGGCAGCAACATGTTACCCATCCAGGTATCGAGGCTGCGGGCTTCCAGTTGATACACGTCGTAGTCAGACACCGCATACACGAGATCCCAGTCACCTTTCAGTGGCATGGCAATTTCGCGACTTGCGTTGTTGAACATGGCGAAGTTTTCAACGATCAGACTGTGCTTCGGTGTAACGTCCCAATTTGTTTCAATGTCAAAGCGGTACACTCGCTCACCGTTTAACAAATTAGGCTCTTGCACGCCATTCATGAAGGCCCACCCGGTATCGCCTTCTGGTTGGAAGGCTAACTGCAAGTGAGTCTGGTCGTCGCGCAACGCTTTCCATCCATCGTCTGACTTAGTGGTAACGATCAAAGAGAAACCGGTAGCCGTCTTCTCGATCGTCATCGTATCAGGTGCAACACCAAGCATTGTAGTTTCGTTCCGGTCGATAAACTCGCGCCGAGTAATGCGTGGGTTCTCCATGTAATATGGACGAGCCGTGAACTTATTGTCTGCGGTGTCAAGGACGTAATGGAACGGAGTCCAGAGATACTGGACGTTGTTAATCTGGTTAGCCAATACATCGGATGACATGGCATACATCATCTTTTTCTCCGCATCCGAAACGATATTTAAAGCATCGTCGCGAATAGCAAAGAGGGTGTCTGGCTTGATGGTGATGCGAGTACCGTTATCGGCCACAGTTTCATAACCGACCAGCGATTCGATCGTAGACTGGAATAACTCCATACTACAACCAAGGCCAGTAGAAAATTTACCTGTGGTCGGCGCTGGCATCGGACGAGTAGCCAGATACGTACGTGAGTTGATGTCATCGATGGACTTCAGGATATCAAACCCTGCGCGTTCTACGGTGGTTTTCAGCTGTGCATCAGTGATAGGGTTATCCGTGTGGTTAGCATTGTGGATAACGCGCTCACGGAGCTGCTCGAAGGTTAACCCGTTAGTACCGCCATTGACCTTTTGAGTACAATAGAAGTACATGTCGTTGAACGCCCCCAGTGGTGCACTGTAGATAGACTCTTCCACAGTCTCTTCGGGATCGTTAAATTCCATCTGGTAATTAGACGGAGCGAAACCGGAGAGGTCTAAGTTGATTACGCCGCGACTTGTGTAAACATCAATGCGAATCTCATTAGTGATCTTTTTGGTTGTGATATAGATCTGTGGGATAGTAACCGATAAGCTGTTCTCTGTTACCTGCAACAGTGCGGTTGGGGTATTTGGATCTTGCACTTGCTTACTGTGCGTAGTATCCACTTCCAACCACGTACCATCAGACAGCTTACGCCAAACACGACAGTAGAAATACTGATCGGTCAAGCTGTACTTCTGTGTGACGGTAGACCCAGGTGCGATTGGTACCGAGTGTGAGGTTAGCTTAAACTGCAACACCGGAAGAACCATGGTGATATAGTCAACAGTGTCCTGGGTGGAGGCATACCACTCGACCAGGTTGGTATCCAGCGACTTGATAGGACTCTCTACGCTGTTGTCGTAGGTAATCTCAATCCCACCATACGGCATCAAACGAGCCACTACCGGATAAAGGGTAGTAAACGTGTAGTCGTTTACTGTCCAACTGGTATTGCGTGGAATGATCAACTGTTTAATACGAGTGTTTGGCACGTCAACCATACGCTGAATTAATTCAGCGCGTGACATAGCAAATTCAAACTCAGTTTCAGCTGGCGTACAGAAACGATCCAGATAATCTACGTTAGCCATATGGCAATACAGATCCTCGTAGGTTTGTGCCAACTGAGGGTACTGACGACGTGCTAACGATTCGATGGAGGACATCCCGGCTAAGTGCATTGCAATACCAGCACCCAGCAGTGTATTGAATGGTGTGGAACCATCGACAATATCGATTTCGCCATTCGTCGCACTCTCGATTGCCTCGTACACTTGATCCTGCACGAGACTAGGATTAAGCCTCGCCTGACCGATGGCCGTAGCCAGTTCAGAGATTTTAGTCATTGTTATCGCCCTTTAAAGCATTGTAATACTGCGCTTCAGCCACAGGCACCCACCACTCTAACTCCAGCGTCTCCTCATTGATATGAGGTAGTCCACGGTAGTTATAGTCCCGCAACAGATCGTTGGGTACTTTGACGTACGCGGTGCTCGTGCCTTCAATGGATTCTTTTAACTGCGGACACCACCGGAAAGTTGTCTTGTTGAACCAATAGATAATGATTGGATCGTTATACAATGCACCGGTAGCACGGAAGGGAACTGTGATTTGCGCAGTGTCGTCCATATATGGCTTTTCTGCGTTATAATTCATTGATGCGCCAATGCTGATAGCTGTCGGATAAGCAGCACCACAACATGCGATCTTTTGAACGTAACGACGAGACGGGTCAAGGACTAAGCGATAGATTCGCGTTTCGTAATCCTTTTCGTTCTCCAGCATGCTTTCTGGGTAGGGCATCAGGTCACCACGATACACCCAACCACTGTAGAGCAGCCAAACTAAAAACATTAATGTTATAGGGTCACCAGGCACGTTTCTGAAGTTGGCTGTCAGGGTATAGCTATCGAGGATTTCCCCGATACTGTCAATCTGGCTATACGTCTGCCGCGCCTTACCTTCGGGTGAGGTGTAGCTATCCATGTCAATGTCTTTCCACCCGTTCAAACTGATCAGGTTGTTTGACAACAATGGGATAAACGGACAGAAACGATCGACCAGCGGTGTGCTGATGGGCGTGTTGTTGTGCCTCTTTGCCCCTGGCGGCAGATCGAGGTTCCAGTTCCCACGCGGGTCCAGATAGGCTCGCACCATACGTGGAATGCTGTACTCTTCGTTTGACGCAAGAATACTGAGCACACGCTTTGTAATCAAATTACTCTCACTCAGGTTGAAGTTAGGCCGGGTGAGAAAAATCAAACCGTTATTATCAAGGTTGGTTGTAACGGGGTTACCAAGACCACGGTGGTTGAAGCCGCGCATCATCAGACTGTTGGCGATGCTTAGTTCGCCCAGACCATTCTGTCGTGAGATCAAATTTATCTGCCGGATAATTTCGGCTTGATCATTCGGGTTATACATAAAGACCGCCTATTCATTTTAATCTATATACGAGGTAAACGATGTTAAGTCCTCTCGCAGCCACCATCGCAGGTGAGGTTGGCGAAAAAGCTCTTAATGTGGTAAAAGCACTTACCCAGAAAGAGAAGTCTCTGCTCGATTTTATCCGAGTAGGGCAAGTTACTCCGATGGTCATCGTCGACAGTGACATTCGCCATAACCCGACCACTAAAGACATCCTTCATGTTCTCTCTACCCTGTTCACTGCATATTACATGCAGGCCCTGGTGTACGAAGATCTGATCGATGACGTTCGTATCACGCAGCGTCTGGAGAAATTCAATCCGGCACAGAGCAAACCGCTGTTTAAATCTATCGGTGTTGAGTCCCTGGGTGGCTACGGTTTAGGCCCTACCACAAAAGCTGGACTGGAAGCATATGATAAGGCCGGCAAAGGCGGCAGCGAAGTGTTCACTAAAGAGAACACTGCTGAGTTGTACGAAGATCGTTCACTGGCCGTCGGTAAAACGATCACCATCAAGCTGCACGATCGCGCTGGTAACCCACGCCCAACCCCAGTAACCATTCGTCTGGTTCCTATGACCATGGACAGTGGCGCACTGCTCTCCGCCTATAGCCTGGGTTCTCGTTGGAACACCGAGTCTGAGCGTAAGCACCGCGTTAACCAGGGTGAACTGCACTGGTTCTGGGATTACTGGTTGAAGCGTGACCTGATTCGCGAACATCAGCAGGCGTTACTCAATGACAAGTCTGGCGTCTATGCCTCACTGTCTGAGCGCCGTAGCAGCAAACTGTTGAGCGCTATTGTAAACGGCGAGCAGTCTGTTGCAGCCGCTGCGGCAATGAGCATTATCTCTGCTAAAACCGCAAAAGAACTGGAACGTCGTCTGGGTGGTAAGCTCTCGAACTTCAAAACTCGTGAGCAGCTGTTCGAAACCACTGGTCTGATGCTCCTGGTTGTATTCGATCCTAACTTCGAACAAATGACTTTCTACTATAGCGGTACACCTGATGCAAGTCAGCTGTCTGCCAGCGAAGTGAAGTCAAGTGGTAAGAAGCAGGATGTGAACGTAATGGAACTGATCAATACATTCATGTCCAAAGGCGCACCGAGCTTTTAATTGAGGGTATCATGGAAACTACTGAATTTTTGAGCCTGCTGCCGGCCACTGTTGATCGTAACATGGTTATCGGCCAGCTGCGTTCCCAAATGGGGAACATGACTGAAAACGTTATCCCTTCATTTAAAGCAAGCCAAGACGTCTTTGACGGTAACTACAAGTTCCGTTCACAGCTGGCTCGCACGGTGGAGACCACATTTGTTCGTCAGCGCATGACAGCTAACCGCACCAACTGGATTGGTGATGTTCTGACTGCACTGGAAACGGCGTCTGAAGTTATTCCTCGCTTCCTGTCCGAAGTCGAGAAACTGAACAGTGGCATTATTACTCGTGATGGCATTGACTTACGCACAGCAAACATCCTGCAACTCGCAGAGATGAATAAATTCATGCTGAGCTACGCGCCGAAACTTCTGCTGTGGGTCATGGCCGCTGAAGGTGCTGCAACTAGCGCGCATGTAAAAGAAAATATCACTCGTGGCGAAAGCGAGTGGTTAACTCAGAACCTGGTTGGTTTTGCAGCAGTCGTTCGTCTGTACTGCCGCCCTGCCAGTGAGATCAACAAAAAGCTCGACGGTGTCGCTAAGATCCCAGTTGCGGGCATTGACTTTGAAACAGCCACTGCGGTTGATTTCGCTAAAGTCGATCCGATGCGCATGGGTTTCATCGGCGAAGACATGCTGGTCGCCCTGGTATCCGGCATCAGCTATCGTCTGGGTAAAGTATGGGCAGAGTTCAGTGTCAAAGAGCACAACGAACAGAAAGAACTCAAGACTGCTCTTGAGCTGCGTCTGATCGAACTGCGTATGGCACAGAACGGTACTACTGATGCGGTTCTTACTAAGCGCATTAAGTACACCGAAGACCGCCTGTCTAAACTGAGCTATCAGATTGCGCAATACGGGGTGTAATGAATGTACGCAAAAATCTACGGTCATTACCCATTAGGGTATCGTCGTGTTTTGCGTCCAGGTGAGAAAAAGCTCGACTCGGCTCCTGATGACCAAGTAACGGAAGAGTACGTCCGTTGGCAACAGGACCGGGCGGGTTTCCGCAGCTGGGCCACACACGAGAACGCCATCAAACTGGCGATCAGCCTCTTCGGCGACTTTAAAACCTGGCTGCGTGAGCAACAGGACAACCCGAATCTTTCACTGCATGGCTGGAACTTCCTGCTGGAAACCATCCGCTTCATTAATACGGGCGAGCGTCGGATTAATATCTTTACGCACACCTCGATGATTCTGATGGATGCCGAAGCTTTTAACCGGTTACCTATCCGTGACCGTAAAGAGCACCTCTCTGCTCTGTTAGAAGCATCGTCCGATACGGTGTTCTGCCACTGGTTACGTCAGCCTAACGGTTTCTCCGATATGCTATGTAGCCTTGCTGTATTTTTCGGTAACACGCAGCCAAAGGGCAGCGTTACCTGGGCCTCTTAAAACTGGAGTTCTTCCCCAATGAGAAATAAACGTGTACTTCGTGCTGCTCTGGAGAGTCGCATTGAAGAAGTTACTGCCGAACTCGCACCTGCTGGTGACGTAGTTGTTGCACAGGTTGATACCGTTCTGCCGGAAGGCGAGAGCGTTATCGTTGTTGACTCTGCTGACGTAGAGCTGGAAGCGGTTCGCCGTGCTCAGGCTGAAACCGTCGATACCGTTGACGCAATCGACCAACTGGTTCAGGCTGCTGATCAACTGGATGGTGTGCGTAGCAATATTGCTGCCACCCTGCCTAACGGCGGTCTGACCCAGGGCGAAGCTGTTGCCTATGCTACTGCTACCGACGTCATCACTGCTGACCTTGGCGTGAAAGAAGTTATCCCAGCAATGGAAAACTTCGGTGGTTCAATGTCTCGCCTGCAAGCGACTCAGGAATCACTGTCTTCTGTGACTGCTGTGATCAAACGTATTGTTGGCCGTGCACTGGAGCTGCTGGACAGCCTTCTGGAGCGTATCGGTAAACTGGCCGTGCGCATCGTTGAATATTTCACTAGCGATAAATCTCGCCTGGCGAAATACGAGCAGATTCTGGCTAAAGCCGACCGCAATCGTCGCGTTTCCTTTAAGGTCTCTGCTGAAGACGCTACCCTGCTGGGTCTGTCTGGCAACGGCTTTAAATCGGTTAGCAGCATCGAGACCCTGTTCTCTACCCTGGCGCTGGCCGCGCAGTCTGGCGTCGAACTGGCAACCAATCCAACTCCGGATGAGTTCTCAGGCAAAGCTAAAGATCTGAAAGGTGTTCTTTCTGGTGGTACCCGTAAAGAAGGTAACGTTGTTAAGACCGAAGCGATCAACGGTGTGCAGATCATCGAAACCCTGCCTTCAGGCGACGACGACTTCACCTCTTACGACCTGGAACTGGTTACTCCTGACATTGGCGAGTCTAGTGTTGAAGTTACCGTATCCGTGGCCGATCTCCAGGCGCTGCTTAATCTCCTGAACAGCACCAGCACCAAAGTTCTGAGCAATGTTGCTCAGCAGGCTAAAGGCGCTAAAATCGGTGCAAACGTTGTTGGCTGGTTTGCTAACAAATTCGGTGAAGAAGAAGCCGCTGCTAAAGTTAGCGAATGGCGTCACGTCACCGTTGCGCGCGCGAGCCTGGCTCCTGCTGCGCTGGGTGTAGTTAACCGCATTGTTCAGGCATCCATGTCTGTACTGCGCTCTGGTTCTGCCAAAGCTACAACCAAAGAAGTACAGGGCCTGCCTAACAAAGCGTAAGGTAGCCACATGTGCTAAGTAGAAAGAGGGGCATTGGCCCCTCTTTTTATGCCGTCTTTAAAAAGCCAGGTATTTTATGTGCACTGGTCTGTGCTCTTTAATCGATCGAACTGGAGTTACACGATGAACTACAAACAAATGATCAACCTCGGTTTGACGGCGTCTACTGAATCTCTTGATTCGATGATTCCGCCATTACCCGTTGATGGACAGTACACCGATGCGGTGCTCGATGACGTCACTAACGTCGAAGGGAGCATGGAAGACCTGAGTGCCGGCCTTCACGTCCTGTGCGGTGTCGCTGATAAACTGGTCACCATTCGAAATGCCATGGTATCGTCTGGTCCTCTGTCATCCGTATCGGTGGAAGCATACACCACCGCTATCGACAACCTACTGAACCCATTGGGTCTGAAAGATCTGATGATTTCTGCTGAAGGGTTTGCACACGATCCCGATGCGTCACTTAAATACAGCGCGGAAGGTATTCAGCAGGTATTGAATACTATCATCGAACGTCTGATCGAGTTGATTCAGGCTGCCGTAGAAAAAGGTAAAGAGTATATCACCAAACTCTTTGGGGCAACCGAACCACTGGAAAAGCGTCTGCAAACCACACTTGAGAAAGCAGATAAGCTATCTCTTGTTAGCGCTAGCAAGCCGACTGTTGAGATCACCGCATCTGAAGCGGAATGGATTGTCGACGGGAAAGGGTCAATGGATATCAGCATGGCGGTTAAAGCCTACGATAACATGCTGGGTAGTGCGACCTACGGTAAACCTGAAGATGCTGCGCGTCTCATCCGCAGTGTTGTTAGCATCATGAAGGGTTGGACAACTAACATTGACGCGGCGTTCTCTGAAGATGCGTTTAAGAACGTTGACCGTCCTCCGATGTCAACGGCGTACAACCCTAAGACGGGTATCGATGAGAGTTTCGTCTATACGCCGTATGCACTTCACATCTCTGCTGATGTTCTCCCAACCATTGAGTTTGTTCCGCGCGAAGACCGTGAAGAGCCTAAAGGTAAGGTGCAGATCCCAGTGATTCAAACGATGGCAATGGTTTCATTCCTGACTGGTTTGAGTCGTGCTGTTAATACTCTCAAAGAGCAGCAACAGCGCTATGAAGAAGTGCAGACTGCAATGGCAGAGTACGGTCAGGTAGTTGAAAGCCTGAAAAGCATCCAGTTTGAGGATGAAGAGAAAGGTAGTCGTTTCCGTGACGTACTGATGATGGTTAATGCTAGCATCCGTAGTTATGGCGATTACCCTATCCGCGCTGCTGCTAAAGGCATTCACGGTGTGTCCGCGCTGGAGAGCGTAATGTCTAAAATGCTCAGTCAGGCTTACGGTAAGTCAGAAACAGACGCTGGCGCTACGGGTACGGGAGCAGCCACGCAGGAGGCAAGTTAATGAAACCTGTTATGTTGCGCATGGACTCGACGGGTAAGATCTCTCAAGAGTCGTTGGGTGAGAAACCCGCTGTCGACTACGGTGCTCGCTATGAGCGCTTACGCGAGCGTGCTGACCCGGAAGGTATCAGTATGGTTTATATGACTCTGGACAACCAGGGCATTCAAAACCACATCACTGGCATCGGTGATTTGATTTCTATAGCCGGCTCACTTGAGTCGTTGAATGAAACAGTCGAAGAGATGTTGCATGCTGGCGGAATGCCGCCGGAAAGTATCCAGCGCTTTGAAAAGTTGGCGAATGAAATAGCTGGCCCATTGGGTGAAGACCCGATTGTGTTAACTGACTCCGAAGGGGTGGTATCAACCGAATCCTTGTCTGCTCGCGCTCGCGTTGCATATCAGGCCATTCAGAACAACCTGAAAGTGTTGGTCAACACGGTCAATCAGTATTTCCTTCGTTATCGTTCGCTGACGGGTAATCTACATCGTCAGTTAAAGACCCACCTCGCTGACTTGAAGAAAGTACGTTACAATGACCCCATTGAAATCGAAACCACGGTTGCCATGGTGGGTATCTGTGACGAAGCAGGTAGCTTTGACCTGAACGTGGCTCGTGAAGCACTGCGTGCATTCGCTGACGAACTGAAGTGGGTCGTCAACATCCTGGCACCTGAGACAACTACCTTGCTGTCCTCAGTGTCTGGTTGGTTGGACGCCATTGAAGTTGGTGACGATACGGAAGTTAACGCATCGTTTGCTAAAGTAGATGGTATCCCTGCACCTACTGCACCGACTACCTGGGCAGCTGTGTCGCGTAACAAGCCAACCAAGGCGTTTCGTGAGACTAGCTCCACCCCAACATTTGCTGGACATCACTTCACCGCGATCAGTCCGGCTAATCCACCGAAGACCGACGTTGAGTATCTCACTAGTGTATTGATGGGCAGTGAGATTACGTACGGCAATGAAAAGGATTCTACCCTTACGCTTGCAGAAGACATTGTTGAAATTGACAACATTGACACTGTTATCGAGATGGTAGAAAAAGCCATGGAGATTCTTGACTATCACGACGTCTTTAATCTTCACTCTACTCGCTTAGTTAAAGAACTGAACGGGTTAATGAATGCCGGTCAAAGATTGATGCAACGGGCATCTGCTGCCGGTGAATTAAGTGAACCCTCTATCGCTAAGCTGGTGCTTGCTATACAGGCACCTCAGGCTATCTCACTGAGGGCACAGTCTCCATTCCGTGACGTATTATACGAAAGCGTTCGTGTCGTCACTGGTGTAGTGGGTCTGGCCTCTAGTGTAAAAACTACCTTGAGTTCAGCCGAATAATACGACCGAGTTCACTTTTCCCGTCCAATGAAAGGATAACTGTTTTATGAAACGTTTGCACAGTCTGTTACAGCTGGGTGCTGCAAAGCCTAGCGTTGAAAGCAATACTGACGAAGCAGCGGTTGTTAATCAGCCGACTGAAGGTCAACCAACCGTTCAGCCGACGTCTGAAGTCCTGACGGACGAACAGAAAGCTGAACAAGCCCGTCAGAAAGCTGACGAAGCTACCCCAGCCGATGGCAGCGTCCCGTCAACTGAAGTTCCAGGCGTGAGTCAGGAATCTGACGGCGGTGCAGGTGCAGGTGTTACTGCTCCAGTTGCGACCGAAACTAACCCTACCCCTAACAACACTGTTGATACGGGCGATGGTTCACAACCTGCTACAGCAGCAGACGACCTGTCTGGCGAAGCTAAAGCCGCGCGTGCTGATCTCGGCGCAACCGTGACCGCTTCTCAGGAATCTCAGGAAACTGGCGTAGTGGCTCCTGTTGCTACTGAGACCAAACCCGAGCTGAACAACAAAGTTGACACCGGTGACGGTTCTCAGCCGGCTACCCCGTCTGACCAGCCAGGTGACGAAGGTAAGCGCGCTGATGAAGGCGCAGCTAAAACTGCACCAACTGAACTGGCCCCTGAGCTGGAGCAGGTTGTAGTTAAAGCACCGCAGACTACATCTGTTGCGGCTGACGCTAACAACCCTGATAAAGAAGGTAAAACTGGTGAAGGTAAAGCCGACCCAGTTAACACTACCTCTACTCAGGACTCGGCTATCGAAGGTGGCGCAACTCCTAAAGAAACAACCAGCACTGAGAAGTCTGCTGTTTCTCAGGAAAACCTGTCGCCGGAAGATATCGCTAAGGTTGCAACTGTTGCTGCCGCTGTAGGCGCTGCAACCGCAGGTGCACCTGCTGAGGCTGCCGTGGTTGAAGCTGCTGCCCCTGCTGCGCCAGCCGCTGCCCCGGTAGTAGAAGAAGCTGCGGTTGTTGCTGAAGCACCTGTTGTTAATGACGGCGCTGCTGTTGATGGTTCCGATGGCGCTGGCGCACTGGCTCCGGGTGAAGTCCCTGCTGATGCTGCTGGTAACGCTATTGATGCGGCTGCACAAGCGGCTGTTGATACCGTTGCTCAGAGTCCTACTGGTGATACCCCTCCAGGTCCTAACGCTGGTGACGCTGCTGCCACTCCGGCTGAAGCTGCACAGGTTGCTGCCGATCTGATCGCTGCTAACCCAGACAATGCTGCTGAAATTGCTCAGGCAATTGATACTGTAGCTGACGCTGGCGTGGCTGCGGCAGGCGGCGAAGTTAAGCCAGAAGAAACTGCACCGGTGGTTGAAGAAACTCAACCGGCTGACCAGGACGACGGCGCTGCTGACGAACTGAACGACTCCACCGATGAACGTGACGAAGACGACGATAAACTCGACGATCTCGAAGACGTTGGTGAAGATCTCGAAGCTTCTCAGGAGTCTCTGGTTAGTGCACGCGAACTGCTGACTGGTCTGGAGTCCCTGGTGGAAACCGCACTTCAGAACGGCGGCCTTAGCGACGATGCTGCTCAGATCCTTCAGACCGTAACTGATCATGTTACCAATGAAGCGGGTCTGGATGAAACCGACCTCGGTCTGGAGTCCCTGGCGTATTGCGATCGTAAGAACGCAACCAACTACGCACTGGGTCGTCTGCAAGCCACTATCGAGTCTATCGATGGCGAGCTTCAGATTTCAACCGAAGGCTTCTTCGATATCTTCCGTTCATTCAACAGCAAGATGAAAGACTGGGTGGTTAGCTCACGTCGTAACATCGCTGCTGCTAAAGCGGCTATCAAAGACAAGAACAAGTCTGCGAGCGTAACACTGCCGGGTGAAGAAGGCGATTTCTCAAAAATCGCTAGTCTCTCTGCTAGCACGCTGACTGACGTTCTGGACACCTACGGTAAGAAAGCCTACGTTGCTGCCAAAGTTCTGACCGACATGGGTAAAGAACTGGCTGACGGCGATAACCACTACGAAACTGTTGCTGGTAAAATCAGTGGCATCGAAGTTGGTTTCCCGGCATCGTTCAACCAGAACACTCCATCTGGTATGGGTGACGGTAAAGCGTCTGGTCCGCTGCTGGGCGACTTCGCACTGGCACTTTCCCTGGACGGTCGTGACTCCGAGTCGGACATCGTCAAAGTGCGTGAGAAGCACGAAGGCGAAGTTACTGGTGCACAAGCTATTGCTGCGCTGGACGAAGCCACTAAGGTGGTTGATGCGGTTTCCAACTTCATCGGTCAGTTCGACGGCATGAAGAAAACTGCCAACAACTCTGGTGATCGCCACGTAACTGGTGCGACTTACCTGGCCTCAGTCATGGGTCCATGGGCACTCCTGAGCGCCGATTACCGTCGTGCGGTATATCGTCAGTTCACTAACTCTAAGGACCCACAGAACCTGAAAGCTGGTGAAGTCATTGCCGGGTTCGAGCTGGTGAAAGATGCTGCTACCGCTTCTCGTAAGTACGTTGCTGCGCTGATCGCTATCTCAACCAAGGTTGCTGGTTAAGGTTAGCATAATAACAAACCCCTCCCATCGTGGAGGGGTTTTATGTTCTCAATGGAGTTAAAAATGTACGACGATACACCGCTCGAAACTGTAGGAACACTGCTGACCGATATCACCGACCAGGCAGAAGAGGACGATGCTCGCTCGGCAGCCCTCATTGAACTCCAGTCATCTGTAGAACAACATGGCAAGGACGGGTATAACAAACTGTCGGTATCCTTGCTGAGTCTGATGTTTAAACAGCTCGACATTCCGACGCTGGGTTTAGAAAGTATTGGCGAAGACGATAGCTTGAATACTTCCTATCTGTCGGGTCAAATTGAAGCGGCCATTGGTGGAAGTGAGGATGACCGCGTTGCGTCGATGGAAGGTTTCCTTGACGTATTCCGCTCCTTCAACTCAAAGGCTGAAAAGTGGATTGACGAAGCCTCTGACGAACTGGCTAAACTGATCTCCGATCTACCTCGCGGTGGTAAAGGCAGTTACCAGACTGCGGGCACCTATAGCAGTTTGACCGCTGGTAACGACCGCACGGCGACTGTAGTCGAATATCTCGTCACCGGATATTCGAAAGATCTCCAGCGTTGCAGCACGGAACTCGCAGAGCAGATGCGTAAAGTATTCTCTGCACATGCTAAGTTCGATCTTGCTATCCGCAATATGGCTAAGATTAAAGTTCCGGCACCAGGTGATTTCAAACGTACTTCAGGCGATGTGTATTTGTCCGAGGGGCACGTAGGCGGTAACGTACTGTCCATTACCTTGAATGGTAAGGACTCGACTGAGTCCTTGTCTCGTATTCGCTCCACACCGAACATAGTTGAAGTCACGACTGAAGAGGTAATGGCTGCTGCTCGTCGTACGCTCACCATGCTGAAAGGGCTACAGAAGTTCCTCAAGGCTCGTGAAGCCACTGAAGACGCAATCGATAAAGCGGGCAACCGTCGTCGTCTGTATCTGGCTGTGCCTGCTTTGTTGTCTGTGATTGCAAGTAGCCTGGGTCTGGCCATGCCGGTGCTCTATGGTGCTGTAGTTGGCTTATCAACAACTGAGATCCGTCGGGCATTCCAACTGTTACTCTCTGACGACAATCAGAAAGAACTCATCGCAGAACTGAAAACAGCAACTGATCTTATTGACGAATCGTTCGATCTCGCAAAAGCGTCTGTCGCTGAAATTGTTAAAGCCGCCAAGTCATTAAAGGCATAATACAAACCCCTCCTTCAGTGGAGGGGTTTTATGCTAATACTTATGAGTTACTCAACTACTAGCTAGTAAGGGATTTAACATGACGATCGTCTCAAATACCAACCCTCTCACTCCGAAAGATTATCCGGAGTTTGAGCAGACGGTAGGGAACAGCTTCGCGAGCAGTTACCCTGATGCCGTTGAAAAAGAAGAGACTCACCTGAAGCGTTTAGAGAACGTGTCTCAGGGACTCTTCCAAATTTACGAGCACGTCGTTGCTGATGCCGCTAAAGGCGCACCAATGACCCCGCACGACTCTGCTGTGATTTCAACCACCGTTGCTAACATGACAAGCAGCGTGGGCGTAGAATCGCATGTAGGCCGCATTGCGTCGTTAGAATCGATCTACGACCAACACATCGGTTTCATCGTTACTCAGGAATCACTGGGCCAAACGATCATCAACACCGTTAAGGCGTTCCTTGAGGCGTTTATGCGTCTGTTGGATAAAGTCCTGGCGTGGTTGAAGAAAACCTACAATCGCGTTCAGGATAGCTCACGCCCTCTGCTGCGCGTGATGAATACAATCCAGCGCCTGTCGAACGTTCCATTACTTTCGGTTAAGTTTACGCCGTCAATGGAAGGTATCCTGGTAGACGGCCAGATTCCGGCTGAATGGCTGTCTAAGGTAGAGCAGACTCTTCGCATTTCTTCCACGATGATGGGAGATCAGGTGAAGATGGCTGACTTTGCCAACGACGTTCTGTTCGCGGTAGAGAAAGCAAACTTCGATACCCCTGAAGCTGCTGTAGCCGCAGTTGAGAAAGTCTGTGCCCGTCGTCCTAAACTGACACTGGGTAGCAACAAGTCTCGCGTGGAGCAGATTGACGGTAAGACCATCGAATGGTCAGAGCCGCTGTGTGCTAACTCGCTGGCCATTGCGATGAACCCACATGGTGATGAAGCGATTGACACTGTGAACTACGGCATCGGTCTGATTCATCTTTCAGCTGCTGCGGAGTTTGGTGTTAAGACCAAGTACAACGATAAAGATAACACCGATACACTGGTGTCGTTGGACCTGGGTGATTATCAACGTTACCAGAGCCAGATCATCCGCGAAGTCAACTCAAGCGGCGTTACTATCAGCCGCATGAACGATGCTATCGATAAACTTCAGGCTAGCCTGAAAGATATCACTGAGCGTTTCCGTAAGCTGGAGAAAGAACCAGAAACTGCTACGGAATCGGTTGAAGCATTGTTGACGTACACCGGTGTGGCGCGCAGCGTTGCGTCTGCTGCTGTAGCCTGTTCACGTTACAACTTCGATATCTACTCAACCGTTGTTTCTTCTGCTACGGCCGTATTTAACGCATTCTCTAAAAAGGCCGGAGGTCAGTAATGTCTAAGAAAAACATGCTCAATATTTCTGTTGAGTCCGTAGGCACCGATAACTACGATCTGGCGTCTGCTGCTGCGCCTACAGCGGTTGTCGTTCCATCTGCACCGGTAGATCCGGTTGTGCTGCCTGTTGCCCAACCACAGGGTGATGACGTAGCTCGTCTGAAAGCTATCGCTGACGCCATTGATGATGTTGCGGATACATTGGGTGCTCGCGTTGCTCAGGTTGGTATTGCAACTGTCGGTGTTAACACCGTTGTTTCAACCGAAGCAATTAGTCTGGCCTCCATCGGTGCTACCGTGAAGAAATACGTGATGATGGCTATCGACTTCATCAAACGCTTCGTGGTTGCTGTTATCAATTACGGTGCTCGCTATATCGAGAAGCTTCGCTATAACCGTAAAGAGATGGCCGACCTGCTGCGTGACGTTACCAACTTCATGCGTGCTCGCCGTGGCGATACCTTTACGATTGAAGGTACTTCGGTAACGCTGCTTCAGATCAACGGTGTGGTTCCTGCTGGTCCTGCTGAACTGGCCCGCGCCTTCAATGAATTCCGTCGTGACGTCGATGGTCCGTATATGGACTGGCTGAAAAACGCGACTGGTAAAGTTGAAGAAGTGTCCAACATCATGAACAGTATCTTCAAAGCCGAAAGCCTGTTGAAAGCTGACGCTGGTTTGTTCACTCAGCTGGAGCAGATTAAATGTGCTGCTGCACCTAACGGTTGGAAACGTGACGTAAGCGTTGGATCTGGTCTGTGGTCATACGTGCCTAAGGTACCGACCTGGGGCGGCGTTCGTGTAAATGTCGTAGGTGACGAAACTGTCAATGCTGCTGACGTTAGCGCATCAATGGTTTCTCCGTTCGATGCACCGGACAATGAATCAACCATCACCATCGGCGGTGACCTGCTGACTGAATACGCTAAGCTGGGTATGGGTGTGGTTGATCTTCAGGTCAACCTGGCTGGTCCTTACGACGCAGTGCGTCAGTTGTCCAAGCGTATGCTGGATAACTACACCACCAAATTCGTAGGCGTTGACGATAAAGCGCTGACACCTACTGACCAGCAGACCATTGCTACACGCAACTCTCAGATCAACGATGCGATGGGTTATCTGTCCTTCGTGATGTCATCTACTGCTAACTACATGTCATACCTGACCGCGCTGCGTGGCGCGATTCAACAGACATTGTCTGCGGTGATTGAGCCACCTGTGGCATAAAACTAGAGGGGTCCAAGTGACCCCTCTTTTTATTCTGGAGCTTTAGTATGGATGGTTTAGAAAACCGCTCAGCAGAGCTAGACGTGCCGCCGGGAGTTACCCCAACCGATCCAGCCAATTTGGTTACGGATAACACCCAGGGTCTCGATGATTCCATTGAAGATCCAATTGTGCGTGTGGATACCTCTGCATACGACTTGCGTGATTTAAATAATCGACTTGATCGTGAATTGGTGGCAGCACAAGAAATGCTGACCCGTTATTTCGCACTGGAGTCGTGGGCTACTGTAGTCGATAACTACGGTGGACCTTTAACCCCAGATATGCAGATTGGCACTGAGCTTCTGCTCGGTCTTACCACACAACGAGCCAACGTTAAAAGCGAAGATATCATCCCGTCGCTTGAGTCGTTCTCCGACGGTAAGGGTGTGGCTGGCGCTCTGCGTGCGTATGCCAAGAAACTCTTAGACGGATTGATTCGTTTGAGTAAGAAGATCACTGAGATCTTTGATAAAATCTACGAGATCCTCACCTCACGGTGTCGTGGGTCACGCCTTCAGATTGCAGCAATTAAAATTAAGATGGGCATCGCTAAAGGCGGTCGTCTTAAGCAGCGTCGTATCGGTATGGGTCGCTATAGTCGCTTCTTGGCTGTGCGTGGCATTCCGACACAGACACCGGGTGAGATTTATGCTGGACTTGGTGCAATCGGTAAGTTGGCAGACGATGCGATCGTGTCCCACTTAGCCGGCTTATTATGGGTGGCCGATGAAGTCACGAAGATCACCAACTCAGATAGCTTCCCTAACCCTCGCGCCACTGAAGCACGATTGACCCGTGCCTTCGCCGAGCTGGGTAAAACGTCACTAGCATCCGACTGCACTCGTCAGGTTGGAAGTGACCCACGCTTCCAAAGTAAAGGTTACGTAACGACGGCGTCTGAGAACTTAATGGGCAACCGTACGTTATATCTTACTAAACCGCGAGATGGTAGTGAGATAGCGGACACGTTTGGTACAGTAAACTTCGAATTCACACAGACTCGTTTGGGTGATGAAGATTACGAAGCGAAAGCTGGCGCTACGATCGAAACATGCGATCTGGCAATGTGTCGTCGTCTGTTAGAGTTGTGTGAAAAATATGTCGGTGTCATAGAACGGTTTGATACCAGTGATCCGGCGAAGAGACTTGTCTCCTCTATGGGTAAGATTCACACAGCCGTAGCCGAGCGCGCTAAGCGTGGGGGCTTAGATTCAATTAATGCCGAATTGCTTTATTCAGCATCAGTTGCTTTCTCAGCTGCTGCCACCTCACCTATCCGAGATATCATGGGACATCTGGCAACCGCCATTGATGCTACCCTCGATGTCGTCGACCGTTCGCTTTCAGCGTACGATTAAAATTTACACACTGGGGTAAAGCTATGATTGATTACGAAGACCTGAAAGATCCAGGTTATAAAACTGTTACTGTCCAGGGTATTGAACCGGAGTACGACCCTAATCACTTACCCGATGACCCAGTCAACGTAGCGGTTTCTACGTTTGTCTTTAGTGGTCTGGGTGACGATGGCTCACAGCGTGTCAAGCTTAACATCCAAACGGGTGAGTTTGCACAGGCCGGCTTTACAGGTATTCCGCCGGAAGCTGTCTTGTTAGCAATGCTGGAGCACTACAAGGGTCTGCAAGATTCTACCCTTCGCTGCAATGAGTTCCGCATGGTGGTTGATCAACTCACCGATGCAATTTCAGCACTGAAGAGCCGCAACGATCTGCGTAATTACAAAGGTACGTACGGCACCACTAATCCGTAAAACCCAAAGAGAGAACCTATGCGTTTACAATCCCATGAAGTTAAAGTACTCAATGAAGTCGAAGCTAAAGAATCAGGCGTTGTTGATTTCGAGCTGTCTCGCGGTGATTCCACTATTTCTCTGCGTGTGGTTAATGATTTCAGCGCGGCTGTGGATAGCGTCGTGGGCGTAGTGAGCGTCGGTACTCTGATTGATGTCCTGCATCGCACTCTGCGTCTGGGCTTCCCTGTTCCCGCTACACACGCGCCTGCGTGGCGTGCTATTATTCAGAACGTCAACAACTGTAAAGAAGCGCACAACTTCAGTCAGGTTCAGGCTAACATCGAAACTGCTGAAATCGGCAAATACGACGTAGAGTTCCACATCACCAACTCTACCCCGTCACTCGATGTTGCGCAATCGCCTAAAACCGTTCGTGTAAGTGGCGACGCGTTGACCATTGATAGCTATCGTGAGCTGAGCAATCGTCTGCAACAGTATCGTCATACTCTGACGATGAACGACAACGTGCTGGAAGTTCACATGTGGGTTTCTGAAACTACCTACGGCATGGCGCAGGAACTGACTAAAGCACTGACCACGCAAGATGGTGTTTATACCATCGTAATCCGCAATGGCGAAAAGTGTGTTTACGCGCCAGTAGTTCCAACCTTCCTGGTGAGTGACTCTGGTAAGCTGATGTCTCAGATTGAGAAATCAACTAATGTCACACCTTACCCGCCAGTAAACTTCATCAGTGATCGTATTGTTTCCGTTAACGCTGAACACGATTTCGATGCACTGAACAACGGCGTGTATCTCGCACTGACCGCGCTTGAAGCGGAGTATGAAGCTGGCAACGTAGTTGTCGAAGGCGAATAAAACGTAGCATGCTGATGCCCTCTAGAGAGCCTTGTGCTCTCTAGAGGCTTCTATGCCGTCAGTCCGATAATATGACAAGTACCTACTTTATTCATGCGAGGGCACTACTATGCCTGCTGTAGTTAAAACAATCGCTGAGACCACACAGGCAATCACCAGGCCAGTGGTTATCGGGGCGATAGATATCCTGAAGCAATATACCGGTATCAAGAGCAACGTGGAGGTTCAGGTCTTTACCAACTCCAATGCCGCTGCTCTACCGGGAACGCAGATTAACACCGGTTCAGGTGATGACCGTCGGTTTGATGCCCATGAGAAAATCAAAGCAGATTACACCGAAGAGTACGACGATACCGATGCGTTAACCGCCACAACCAACTGGCGTGATAACGTTCCTATCTTCCTGGACGAACCCCTGCAAATCTTTCTTCGTCCCATCTACGTAAAAGCTAAGGTCGATTTACGTATTGAGTATCGCTTTAGTAATGAAGCCGCTGCTCAGCGATGGTTGGCAGATATCCGTACGTATGTCAGTATGGAACGCGCTGAGCTACCGATGGAGCTACAGTACAGTTACCAGATCCCTCCCGCACAGCTAGTCATCCTTGCGCATCTCCACGAGTTGCGTGAGAACGTCGCTGGGTATGGTCAGACGTTTACTGAGTACCTTCGTGAAAAGTTTGACGATCGTGTTACGGTTGAGAAAACCAATGGCGAGAAAGGGCATCAGTTTAGCGTGCAGGAACGACAGGGTGGAATTGTTGGCTGGTTCGACTTTACCATGCCTCCACAACCTGAACGCAACGACTCCAATGGGACATGGATAGCGCAGTTCGGCTTCACCTTCGTTTACGACAAGCCTATCTCGATGATGTTTAACTATCCGGTTATGATACACAACCAGATTGTTGACGCGCGTTATCGTAAAGACCCAACGCCATATACACTTACCGAGAAACGACTGATGAATATTTCTCGTCGTGCGTACGAGAAACTTCCATTTACTCGACCTCGTGAATGGCAACATCCGATTGGTGGTATTGTTGTTCCGAGCTATGACGACTGGGCACCAGGGGATTTCGATCGTTCGACAACAAGTGTCTTTACCACCATTGTCATGGTCGATAGTGACGACCCGTATCAGATTGCAAACCTTCAGGACTTAGGTCGCTGGGAGATCAACCCGGTATTGCTTGAGTGGATCAAAGAGAACAAGAAGAGCATGTTTAAAACAAGCATGTCTCCATTCGTTATCGAGTTTTACTCAGAGAACTCCCGTTGGACACCAGAAGCATTGTACCTGGACGAATCCCTTAACCTGCGCTCTGTAACGCCTCTCAGTGAACGTCAACGTCACCACCTGAGATTTGCTATGGTCTCTGATCTATCTGCCCTCTCAGAGCCGTACGCTCGCAAATTGCGTGAGACTGGTAAGGTTTGCCTGGAAGTATTAAAGATTGTCGATCCAAGTCTCGAAGCCAGGGGATACCTTCCTCGCCTTCGTGGTGGGAAGATGGTTGCTCCGTTGGATTGGTCTAAGGCGTTGAGTGCAATTGGCACTACTGACCCGACCTGGAAGACCCGACCTGAGTATCGCCGTATGACAGTCGGACAGTTTATCTTCTACACTGGAGATCCAAATGCCAACATTTGATGAAGACTACAGCGGGAAGCCAAAACCCGTTGTACCTAAACCTCAGACGAAACCCAACCCTAAGCCGCTCAGTAAGCCGTATCAGGATATTAAGGTCGACTCTCGCCTGTTTCCGAAGTCAGCCATCATTGCGCACATTGAAGGTTCGCAGTGGTACCCTGAACGATACTACAGCCAGATCTTAGCCGGTGGAAACAACCCGGTTCCGTTTAGCATCGACCTACCTGCGGTATCTCAACAGTATAACCGTATTGACCGGTTGGAGTTCCGCGTGCAGGAGCCGCTGTCTAACAGCTTCCGCAACGGCGAGAATGAATTCGAGGTTCGTGGTTCATCTGTAATCTACGCCGGGATAGTTCCGAACGTACACGATCTGTTCCTTGTTGATATCGGCGATGGGAAAATGGGTCGCTTCGAGATCACTGAGGTCACGCCTAAGTCTTACTTACAGGCCGCTGTCTATGAGGTCTCCTATAAACTCATCGACTATTTAACGCCGGCCGTCTCTGCCAACTTAGAGACCAAGACCAACGAAGTAAGTCGCTACGTCCGTGATCAGTATCTGGCCGGCCGCCGTGGCGTGTTGTTGGAACAGGAGTATACGCAGTACGAAGAGATGAAACGTCTCCTCGCTACGCTGCCGGGTGAGTACTATCGTGAGTTCTACTCTCGTGAGTTTCACACCCTTCTGATCCCGTCGCAGTCTGAAGCCATCTACGATTCTTTTGTTGTAGCGTTCCTGAAAAGAATCCTGGATGTTTCTGACCACAGCTGGCTTGCTAATATCCATGAGTTGAATGTTGACTTGGGTTTCAACGATAACATCACCACGCTGTTTGATGCTGCATTAAACAGTGATGAGACTATCCTCGATCGTTGTTACTCGAACATCCAACCTGTCGACTCTAGCTATTTCCGCACCCAGGCCCTCTATGCAAACATTGCGTTTAGCGGCATTGAAACCACGATGTATCCCGTTGGGATCAAAGTGAACCAGGGTGCGTGGGAAAGTACGGTGGCGTCCAAGTTCAAACTGAACCTGGGTCCTAACGTGCAGCTGAACCGCAAGGTCTCCATGGATGAAGCATTTAGCCGAACCAAGATGGACGAAGTTCCTGGTACACTGGGCGGATCTACTGAGTGGATTTCTGATGAGATTATCAAAGAGAGTTACATTTTCTCTAAGGCATTCTATCAGAACCTGGACAGTCAGTCTGCGCTGGAACAGATGTTCCGTTCTGCGGTGCGTGGTAAGTTCTGTGATTCAGCGATGATCATTAAAGCATGCAACGATCGTGTATTGTGGACATCCACAACGCGTTTCTATTACATGCCTATTCTGTTCTATATCCTGCGGGTTGCATTAATCAACGTGAGTTAAGTCTATGAATGTCGATAGAGAGTCAACAGGCTATAAACTGTTTAAGCAGATCTTTCATTGCAGGGTAAAGGCCAAGCACTTAATCGACGTTAAGGAAGCGGCTGAATTTGGCTTACCTAGCACTGGGGATGACCAGTATGACGCTGAGTTGGGTGAGGTGTGGAATGATATTTATATTCCCACCTCCGATATCGCAGAGTTGATCAACGATGGCGCTGATGTCATCATCGTGTCGCTAGAGGACGCGGCCAAGATCTACGAACTGATACAGGCACATCTCGAATGGTGGGAAGACCAGTTCCGTTCTAGCTTCTATTTCAAACCAGATCGGTTGAAGCGGGTTAAACGCGATATCGAACTGTTGAGTCGTGTTGCAGGCGGGTTATTCCCAATGGTTGAAACGTACGTGCGCAAAGAGGACAAACACCTCACCGCTCGTGACGATTCTATCATGCCGTTCATTCCAGAAGGGGATACCTACACCCTCGACCAGACAGACCTGGGTCGTTACGATCCAAGTATTGTTAAGGAACACCGAAGCCTCGACGACATCATCGATACTAAGGTGTTGGATCGCGTAAGAATCTGGGAGCGTTAACATGCGAATAGAAGGTACCGCACTTTACGCTGACATTGCGATGATCATGGAAGATAAATCGCAACCTACCCACTTTCGGTTCGACATCTTTGTACGTGGCGGTGGCCAACAAGTCATCGCCATGAAAATGGTGTCGTTGGATGAGCAGCGCGATTATCGGTCAAGCTACGGTGACAACACAACGTTAATAGCGTTATTTGTAGAGAGCGATTACGATGCAGTTATCCTCCCTAACGCTAAAGACCTGGAAGTGATGATCACCAAAACTCGAGTGGGGCGTCCTACCTCTCGCAATGCTGACCAATCGTTCAATGCCGTAACGTATCGCTATAAAGCGACGTTGGTAGACGTCACGGTGCCTGAGGTCGGTGAAGCTAACTTGAATAGCTACGATAAAAGTAATGCCATGCGTAGCGTTACATTCCAGTTAATCGACCGGGCGCTGTACCAATTGCGACTGACAACAGTAGGTGGTATTTTCAGGGCAACCACAGCTGGTGATGTCTTGAACACCTTGTTAACCGCAAAATCTCAGAACCTTGAGATTGACGAGGCTGTAAAACCACTCGGTGTTGAGATGGTTATTCCGGATACCGCACTAAAGGCAGACGGAAAGCCAAACCTCAGAGAGCATGTCATTGTGAAGAGCGGGTTACCTCTCTTTGACTTGGCGGGTTACTTGCAAAAGCACTGCGGTGGTATTTACAACAACGGGATCGGTTGTTATTACACAAATCGCATCTGGTATACGTACCCACTCTACGATAACTCCAGGTTCGATAAGTCACCAAGGACGCTGACTATTATTCGTGTTCCGGCCGACGCCATGCCCGATGTCGACCATAGCTACACGATGTTAGGAAACCATCTCTTTGTGTTAGCGACAGATGAAGCTATCTCCGTTGACCAAACAGACCATCATCAGTTAAATAGTGGTAATGCTAAGGTATTCCCCACCGCCACTGGTATAATGGATAAATACGTGCCTGTAGACGATTCTGCCGGGTTTTCTTCTGAGAGTGATATCTTGGGCAGGATTTCTGTAGCGGATCGTCCTGATGGCTTAAACAGCGCACAGTTTGATGTTTCTCGTGTTACGGATAACACGGCACTGATGATATCCGAGCTAGCGAAGAATACACAACAGCTTATGCAGTTTGGCTGGGGCTATTCCAACCCTGCTCTTCTTTACCCTGGGATGCCAACCAGAGTGCTATACAACAAAGGTGGCGTAATCGAAACTTTACAAGGTACGCTCGTGGGGGGCGATAGCTTTACAGAGCTTGCAGCTCCGGGCATGACTACTGTCCACTATCAGACAAAAACCGCCCTGACCGTACTTGTTTCTAAACCGCCGGAGAAACGCGCTTAGGAGGTCGTATGCGACCAGACCAAGGCAGTTTCAATTTCCTCAAGCTCCTCGCTATGGCATTGCTGTTGGTTGGTCTGATTGCAGCAGTGTTTACGGTGTGGGCCTGGCGGGTAAGATCGGATTCTAACAGTGTATCCGTGACCACCAATAACGCCTACTGCTCTAACGGGAGTTGTTATCGTACAAACGGAATGTATATTGGACCAGATCCACTTTTACCATCCGCTGATGAGAAGGATGCGAAAGTACCGGAATACATACCACCAAAAAGTAAATAACGGCATAACACCCAGGGACCCTTTCGGGGGTCCCTGGTTTATGTGCTTCAGTCGGTTTACAGATATATAATATCTAACTGAGCAGCAAGCGCTCAGTGTAATTAATTACAAAGATGAGTTATCGTTTGAAGAAGAGTCTGGGGTTTATGCTGTTAGTACTGAAATGGATTATATCTCATCAAACAGTAGACGGAGTGTTTACACGACAGTATTTTGTTTTGTTGGGTAAATAGTTTTCAAATTATAGCTCGCTTCAATTCTTTTTTACAAAAGCCGCTTACTTTGTAGATAACAAAAGGAATCAGAAATGCGTAAATATCTTATTGTTGAAGATGGTTTCATCTCAAGCCCTAAAATCTTATCCGGTATCCTACAGATGTGGATTCACCACTACGGTGAGTTCTGCTTTGAACGCTTCGAAAGCGAAAAAGAAAATGCCTCGCCGGTGTATCAGGAGCGGTTAACGCCTGAAGGTATTGTCGAACGTATTAATGGTGGCGATTGCGGTACCACCGCATTAGCGGTTCATCGTGTCTACTACACCCTGATGGAAGAACTCCTCGGTGAGAATGAACGTATCAGTCCGTTGCAGCTGATTGATAACTACAATCACGCTTATCTGCAACTGGAGGGTATCAACTACGATACCCTGAACTTGGGTGGTGAGCCAGACCCAATGAAGATGTTAGACGCTGATGCGCCTAATGCCAGTGTTGAGGTCCTGACCACAGCAGAGATGTTCAAGCGCTATATCTGGAAAGACCAAATTGGTGCGGAGCTGATTCGTCGTTTCTGCCAGCGTTTCTATTCCGAGCCGTTAAAAGAAGCACTTGCTCTGTTGGACGAAATGCCTGTGCATCCGAGCAATGTTGACTGGTTCAACTGGGTAGATAACAAGATGGCCCAAGTTGACGCATTCCGTCCGCGTCCTGCCAAGCACATTAAAGACGAGTCCATTATCGACATGACCGAAACTGATGGTAAGACATTAGAACAGGTCATTGATGAGATGGTGGAGAAGATGGAGAGCGCGTCATGAGTTATCGCCAGCAGTATTACCAGATTCCCAAGACACCTTTAGGTGAATCATTTCGTGAGTTGATTAACAACGATGATTTAATCCACGATCGTCGTTGCATGCTCGCTAACCTGAAGAACGTTGCACACCAGTGGTTCCATGGTTTGAATATTCTTAATTTCAATCCAGTCGACCCGAATGGTCGCGTTCGTTATATCGATGAGATGTGCTCTCGTCCGTGGGGAATGAAAGGTCCTGAGCGGATGTGGTGTGAGGGCGTTGCTATTCCACTGCGTCCCCGTGAGAAACACATTCACGACGCTCTCGAGCTGTGCATTGCCGGTGGTAACGGTCAGTTGTGGTCTACTAAGCCTACTGCTGGGTTGCGTTACAAATCTGCTGCCGATGGTAGCTGGTCTAACATTCGCTGGTTTGGTACTAAGAAAGCACTTTGGCTACAGATGCGCCAGGACGCACAGTTCCGTGAAATCACAGAGATTGTGACGATGTCTGCCGTGATGGAACCTGGTATGTCGCGTGAACGTGGCGTTTTTACTGAAGACCCAGATCGGTTCAAACACGGTTTCCGCATTATGGGTATTGGATCTCCCCAATTACGACTGGAAGAGATGTACGGTGAGGCGGCGGTTAGTGCTGATCAGTTGTTGGAGCATAATCGTCTTCTGACTCCACAGGACCGGATTGATTTCACCAAGATGCAGTTAGCGATGGCAGACGGTTTCGCCAGAACCAGTCGTCCTGAAGCTTCTGCCCATATGGCCTCTGTCGGTATCGCTGCACTATGTAGTCGTTGCGTAGCTCGGTACGGATTACCCGGTGATCCAAAACGCGCTAACTTCTTATCTGCCGAACTCGACGATCCAGAGAATCCGTGGCTCCCTGGCCAAACAGCAGATGAGACGTACTTGTGGATGATCGATTACATTTACAACATGCTGGGCGATTGTAAAGCGGCGCAGTTGTCAAAACCAATTGCCGATGCTATTGGTGAACCATTGCTGGAAGCCATGGCACAGGCTGTCAGTCGTGAACCCACTGCCGCTCGTTCAGCACTCATTATGAATTTAAGGAAAGAACATGCTCCGACTCCCGAGTGAACTCATTCGTCGTATGGTGTTAGATGAAACACCAACTGATTTCTCGATGTATAATGAAGAACGTCTGGAACGCAACGGTCGTTACTATTACGACGTTACCCCTGTTCCGTATTTTGCGAATAACTGGGAACGTAATAATGAGGTGCTGCCGCGTTTAGTGCAGACGTTGGAGCATATCAAACCAATCGAATGCATGCAGGACTACGGAAACTATGCGCTGTGTTTCGAAACGGCCAAAGACGAAGAGTTCTTTAGCAAGGTAGCTAAGAACTTTGAGCGTCATTCTGCCCGTTGTCCGGATACTCCGTTAGGGCTGTCTTTACTGGTGGCTAGCTTCACCGACGAAATGCCGTTCCCGTATCTGATGTTAAAGATGCTAGAGATCGCGTCGCATTCTACCTTCGGCTGTCATGTTCTGGAAATGGACTATGCTAACCAACTCGGGACACTGAAGGTTGAGTTCAACGAGCCATTAGTTGTCTACGGTAATACGTGGGGCGAAGTTTCATCTACACCGTCCATCCGTATTCCGTTACTGACTGGTGATTCCTGTCCGTTCCACGCCATTGCATTACTGGCTACTTATCCTGCCCTCGACGGCGATGTCGAAGACAAGTTAGTTTTCGAATTCATCGTGCAGGTTGAAGCCGGTATGCCGTGGTCATTGCTGACACACGCAGATTTTGCGCCTAATCGGGTTGCGGATTACGTTCGTCGTTATGGCCGTCGCAAGACAGCACTGGTTGATCATCGCAAACCATTCAAATAAGGTCAGGTACAATGTCGATTCGCAGAACGCTTATTGTTGGGGATGGTCACGTTTCCCACAAAAACATCTGTCGACAACGTACGCGCTTTAAAACAGTAGCTGAACACGATGAGTTTTTCTGGGACCTACTCGCCCCGTTAAACCATCGCGATCAGTTAATCATGGCTGGCGATATGTTCTTTACTCGCGAGTCGTTGTACAAATTGAAGAAGTATCCGTTTCGTAAAATCCTGGTCATTGGCAATCACTGCACAGATCACGAACCCGACGCGAGAGACTTGGTCGAAGTGTACGACGACGTCGTGGAGAGCAAGAAGCGTAATCATTTCCTGATTACGCATTCGCCTCGCCATCCGTTAGCGCTACGCAGTCGAATCAATGTCCACGCTCATATGCACGAAACGATTATTCGGGACGAGCGTTACATCAATATCTCCCTAGAAGCTACTGGGTTCAGACTCGTAGACTTTGAAGAGATTCGTTCCGGTGAGTATCGGACTTTCAGAGGTAAGAACGCATGAGTGGTAAACCGCTAACCGTGGATCAAATACTGAAAAAGATGCAGGACGAGAATATGCGTGCTGTAACTGATCCAGTTGATAAGTTTCTTGAAGACGTTTCAAGAAATGCGCTTTATTGGGCCAGCATAGGTAAGGATAAAGAGGACGTCGCCAGCGGCGTAACGTTCAGTATCTTAAACCTGTTCGACGGTACCAGTCTCGGGTCGCCACCTATTGACATGACGTATGTGCCGGACATCGACGAGCTACCCGAAGACGTTAGACTGCTGGAAGTAAATGACGGCTTCAATAGTGATGTCATGTTGCATGAGCTGTTCTATCCGATCTACCGTGAGACAGCAGCTAAACAGGGTTATGTCGTCGATGGCATAAATGTGATTGTTCCCGATAACAGTCATTTGCGTATCCCTATCGCACCAAAAGAAGAACACACCATCTTCGAGCCAGTTACTGAAACCTCGCTACAGGATCAGCAGGCTAAGAAACTTGACGAACTCAAAGTTCCAGTTAGTTTGCCCAACGACATTCATGAGGCGGTAAACTGGCTGCGTGAAGAACTGGGTCCAGATTTCCGTTTGACTGATGAGCACGCTAATATCATCGCTGAGACGTATATGGCTAACAAGGGTAAGTTGGAGGATGCAGTGAAGTTCTTTGCTAAAGAACTCTCAGTGGAAACTAATCACCTGATGTCTATATCGAAAGAAGCGTCTAACCGCGCCATCCCGAACTTCAAAGCTGTGGTGCCTAAAGAAGAGCGTGTAGCTGAGTTCCTGGAGTCCGCTGCTAATATAGCAGAGTACTGGTCCACTGAGGCTAAAACTCCGCAGGAAGCCGCTGAGGGCGCTGTAGGTAGCATGATGAAGTTGCTGGACGGTGGTGGGGACTTGCCTGCAATGAACTTGGTTCCGGCAGTGATGGATGAGCTGGTTGAAGAGTATAACAGCGAAGGGATTGCTGGTTGGCCTGCTGAACCGATTAACGATGAAACCGGACTGCATGATAACTTCGTTGCGATCATGACTAACCGTCGGAAAAAGACAGCGCTGGCGCTCGGCTAATAAACGGGGACTTCGGTCCCCTCTTTAAAAGGAATCAAAATGTCGCTAGAAACAATGACCGTCCTTGAGCTTATCGACAGTATCGTCGATAAGTCTATTGGATACGATACCGTATTACTGTCTGAGAACGATACACCACTGTACTACGATTTCTCAGATGGGGTTGACCCAGCATTCCAACTCCACAACCACACTCGTGAATTCCTGGAAACAAAGATCCAGGTTAGTAAACTGGGTCCGGGTTATCAGCTCATCCCCAATTCGTGTGTTGTCACGATGCCGGTAGAGCAACTACCGCAGTTAAAGGTTTTGTTCCACGAGCTGGTCCCAACGGTAACAATTCCGTATTGCAATGAAACAAGTGCAGCTATTAGCCTAATGGCTGTAAACGGTCTGCTGCCATATCGGAGAGACCTATGTGACGCCGTGAAATCATTCTACGGTATGTTTGATCTTCAACTGGTCAGAGCGCTGGAAGCACAGATAGATACGCAACAAATCGGTCTGGTGGATTGCGGTATCTACGACTTCAGTGGCAATCGCGCTGTTGGTCAGAACCCGGAGATCTATATTCCGTTGTTGACCTACCACGGTTTCGTGGCCTGGATTATCTTCGAAGTGGATGGCGGTCAGTATCGCTATCGCTTTGGTGTGCGTACAAGTCCCACTGCACAACTCATCGAAATACGCCCGTCTCAGTTCGATGCCAACACTGTGGTGGATATCCTCAATTTCGTATGCGGGAATAAGAATGCGGTGTGATCAATGTGGAATGAACAAACCACTCGCTGACTTTGATGTTATGGAAAATTCAGACGAGTGGCCAATCTGCTACGATTGTAGTGAAGCACAAGCCATAAAGAAACCCGTGCGCATTGCATGTGTGATTCTGGTTGCTTTGTTCACTGCGGTGGGCGTTTTCATCAAATTCAAAATGGGTAGCTAAATGATTCATGCGATTGTGGCCTGGCGTAAAGGCGATCACGGTATTGGTTTCGAAAACAAACTGCCATGGCGCATTCCGTCAGACCTTAAGCACTTTAAGGAAATGACACAGGGTTGCTCAGTGGTCATGGGCTATAACACCATGCTCTCGCTGGGTAAACCACTGCCAGGCAGAAAGAACTACGTGTTGACCCGTTTTAAAGAGCGCGATCTCCCTGAAGGTTTCATCGGTGTGCAGATGGTTCAGGGTCTTCGTGACTTCATGGCTATTGTCGGCAAACGTGAAGATCTTTGGGTAATCGGCGGGGCTAAGACCTATGAGATCTTAGCTGAGTACGTTGATGCCTGGGTCGTAACCGAAGTTGATGCATCTGACGTTCAGTGCGACGCGTTTGTAACTCCGCCGGACTTTACTGGCTGGGAAACGTACGACCGCGATGTCGTTCCGTCTGAAAAGGATGAGTTCCCATACACCATCCGATATTACCTGTCACCCAATGCAGTCATTGAGCTGGGTGATCATCGCATGGCGGTGAGTGACTTCTCATTCCCGCTTAAACCAGTCTAAACCACGGGAGGCTAAATGCCTCCCTTTATGCCCTTAGGAGAATTATCATGGTTCAGAAAGTATCAGTCCGTCCGTCAGTAACTAACAACAATCAACCTGCCATCGAACAGAATACTTTCGTTCCATTTGATTCGGGCGAGCGTCTGTTGACTGTGTCTAACTTTGTCACACACCACCAACCGGAAGGATATCGTGGTATTGGCGAATCCCTGATCGTTTCCGGTGTCCGTCTGAACGTTGGTGGCCAGTGTAAAGATTTTGAATTTATGAATGGACCTAACTACCGTTTCAAACTTGACCCGGCTGGTGAAAACAAGATCTTTAAAATTGAAGATCTGCGTTGTTCACGACTGGCTTTAGTGGACGATGGCGGGTATCCAGTTAACTTCGTTATCAATGCTGTTTATAACAGTGAGAACGGTCAGCTTATGGTCATGGGTACTGTTGTAAATAACCGCACTGATAAAGCTATCAGCGTAGACAAAATTTATATCTCTTATAAGGAATAGAAAATGCAAGATGCAATCGTAGGTGTTCTGTGCTGCGGGGAAAATATCTCTTTCCCGGCAACCGTTAACTACCAGGGTGTTGACTACCCTGTTGTTACAAAACCTTGCCCCGAAGGTGGGATGCACCTCTTAGCGATACTGGATAGTGCTGGCGATGTTATCGACGCCTCGCCAGTTCACATTCCCGGCTCACCTGTACTGACGAAACCACTCAGTACTAAGGCGTGGTTTGAAGATCGAATCTCACCGGACGAACCTGAGTTATTCTTCACGGTGAACGCTCAGCAGAAACACGGTCGACCTATTCCATTTTGGTTTGGTAGTAAATGGGTGCGTCTTACCGGGTACCGCATTAAAACTCCAGATGGTCTGGTCTATGTACCTTTTGATGACGACATCCGTCTATCGTTTAAGCCAATACCAGATTCGCGGTTTGCAGATATGGCGCTACGTACCCCTAAGACAATTATGTCGAAGGGTGGTAACAAGTACGAGCTTGACGTGAAGGGATTTATCCGTAATCGGACAATGGAGATTGGTTCATTCCCGCCTATGGTGGAATCGCTGGTCTTTACGTCTGAGATCGAAGATACCCCTAGTCTGGTTCGCGTTGCCGATGACGTAGACCGCATCTGCCTCATTGACTTAAGCGAGGGTACCGCGATAACCGATAAGACGATTGATGTTATCTACAACGGCAAGCAGTATAAAACAAGTCCATCTGCTCGCGGTCCGGGGCAGGAACAGGATAAAGTTCTTGTGCTGGTTGTGAAAAGTTTAGTAGGTCTGAGCGTAGTGTTCGGTGTTTACTTACCGCCACGCCTGGGTCCAGTCTATTCCTTATCTAAATATTCCATTGGAGAACTGAAGCATGTCAACTGATATCCACCACATTGATGTTAAAGGCGTCGTGATCGTAACTAACGACAAGATGCTCACGTCGGTGCAGGCGTCTGTGCATGGCCATCAACGTCACACGGTTACATACGACGGTATTAAACTGCCTGAGATCTTCATCGACGAGATCGAGTGCGGTGACAATATTGTCTTCGTTCAGATGTCCGACGAAAATCCGGATGAGATTGCAGCTGCTAACCTCTGCATTAACGTTCAGCCGAAAGCATTTGGTTCCGAGATCGAGACCAAACTGCCGAAGGACTTCACCATTGAGTTTAGTGGTCGGATGGTGGACGACTCAAAGGCTGTTCGCGATCAGGTTGCAAAAATGCATCTGCGTGGTTTTGTTCAGGACGTACCGCCTAACTGGTCTGCTGAAACCGTCCCAATGGGTGAGGTTGTCCGTAAGTTCGGGGAAAATGCCGGATGCAATCAACTGCATCCGCGCGAGAAATCCGTTCTGGAGGCAGCACACATTGATCACGTTGTGCCACTGATACTGAACGATGCAGCTCATGTTACACGGACGGCTAAGGTAGTCGGGCGTGACGTAATCACAATCGGCGCTGGCGAACCGGTACCACCGGGTAAACGTAATTACCTGATTGCACAGTACGACCCTCACCATACGCTCCTCCGCGCTTTTGTCCTTAAGGACGTACTTCTCAGTGACTACTTAAGTCGTGACAACACCGCGCCACACATACCGGACTTGCCTGCCGGTAAGACTACCTGGGTACCGACATCAGAGTTTAAAGACATTGATGTCACGTTCATCAATCCAGAAACTCAAAACAAGCGGTATGTAATCTCACTGCATTGCGGCATGCTTGTGTGGAATGACCCTGATCTGGCCATTGACCGTGGCGATGGGGAATTCGTCATTGTGACACCTACCACTAAGGTTCCCACTGGTCCGGTTAAAGTCTTGGTTCTGGACTATGACACCATCCCAGGGACACCTACTCGTATGTACACTGCCGACGAGGTCGACCTGTCTATCACAAACGGCAACTTCAAACTTGAACCGCTTAAGTCTGGATTGGCTGGTGCTAAGATAGGTGACCAGTGGCTGCACGAAGTTATGCCGTATACCTATTTCGTTCAACAGAATAACCCGGGCTATCCGCGTTTCAGGGAGTAACAATGGCAAGTTTAAGTAAGCTGATCAGTCGACTGGAAAAAGATCAATCCAAATACGTAGAAATGCAGGAGGTACTAGACAAGGCAGTTTGTGGTAAAGTACTCGCTGCGTTGGATACCATCTGCAATAGTGACGATATCCCGTCCAAGATCACGCAGTCGTCTAACAAGACGGATGTAGACTTCACCTTCAGTAATTTCACTGTTGCCATACGCGATGAGGTGAACGAGAATGGGCGCGAGGGTAATAAAAACTGGAAAGTTATTCATCTCACTTTCTTCCCTGGGCTTATTGCTCGCGAGGGTGCCTACACCCGCCAAGCTATCTTTGATGCTATCCATAGCGAACTCGGCTTAGATACATCTTATCAGGGCGGACACGCGTTACGCATTGAACTCGTCAACGATAAGACGTTTATCACCATCAAAGTTCGTCAGTAATACACACGCCTCCTACCTTCGGGTAGGGGGCCTTTACATTCTTTTCTTTTTTGTCTTTAAATGGACTAGCGCATAAAAAGCCTCTCCTCCCGTTGTCGGGGAGGAGAGGGAGGCAATTGCCTCGTGTGTTTACAATGGATTCGTTTGTTATTAAGCTGCGGCTGAGAAGTCCATCCAACCCGAGCCACCACCTTCTGCGTTTGTGTTACCAGCAACACGTCTACGCGACATGTCAGGCCCACCAACGTCTTCGGGAATACCCAAGACAGGGTGGAACTTGTAAACGCAGTACAAGTCTTCTTCTTTCGTAATACCCACCTTACGGTGTTTACCACGCTGGATAGTCAGGTAAGACACACCATCAACTTTCTCAATGTGAATGAGAAGCTCAAGGTCGACTTCCTGGTCGATTACACGACAACCATCCCAATAGCCTTTGTTAGCGATTTCTTTAACAAAGGACTCAGTACCATTACGCAGTAAGTTCTTCGCTTCAGAACTGATCTGATGCGGTGTGAGCACAGTAATGCCGCGTGGGTTACAGTAGTTACGAACACGACGGAACAAGTCACGTACGTCCGTACCCGTAGCACCAGTCACACAACCTTCTTTCGACATCATATTCAGATAGTCGATTGTCATCAAGTGAATCTCATATCCCTGAGACTCGTACTTGGCTAACAGGTTGAATAGTTTCTGGTAGTTGAACATACTTGGGTTGACACGCAGCATTTTAACTGTGTAACCCGTACGTTCCAGATGACGTTTAACGTACTCTGCAATTTCAGCATAAAGCTCAGGAGAATTCTTAGCACGCTCAGACAGGTCGGTGATCTCAAGTTTCTCACCGGTCTCTTGTGCTTTCAACGTTACGTAGATTTGGATAACGTTGTCTTTGACGGAGTTCTCTGTGGAGATATGAAGGATCAGTGGCTTCTTACTCGGGTCACGCATGTACGGTGTTGCGTTCATCGCGATCTGACGTGTTAAGTCAAGAGTAAAGCCCGTTTTAAAGTTGTGCTGTAGTGCGCCAACAACAATGAAGTCGCCACGACGGAATCCGCTGTACTCACCCATCATGCGGTTGAGTCCCTGCCAACGAGTATGCATAATACCTTCGGTGCCGGATTCTTCCAGACCACGTCGGATAGCATCTGTCAGTGTAGAAACCTGGGTCGTATCGATCTCATCAACAATAGCCCCATCGGTTGCTTCGAACCGCTGGCCGCTAAATGGTTCCAGTTCACCTTTGAACTGTGACATGAAAGTAGACCAGTTAATACTTTCTTCATCGAAGGCTAACTGAGAACTATATTTCTTAACGATAGATTTTATGTCTTCACGCTCTTTATAAGCGTACAGGTCGTTGCGGTGTTCTTCACACTGCGTTTTGATATACTCTGGGGTTTCTTCGTGCTCCAATGCTGCCTCAATGACAGTCATCAGACCAGGTTCCTGAGACACGTTCACACGCAAACGTTGCAGCAAAGCTGCTTTATCGTATGTATGAGCATGTGATTGCTCAGCCATCCATGCTGCTGTGGACTTCAATCCATTCAGTGCATCAGTGATGGTTTCCGACCCAAAGCCATTGTCGACAGTTTTAATCTTCGACAGCAGTTCCTTTACTAAAGAAGCTGAGTTGTCTATCGGGTTCGGCACGCGGGATTCCCAATAGAGTAACATGATGCATTTGAATAAAACGAGTTTAGTATCCATTGTACGTGTTACCTTG